TATTTATAAAACATGTAATTTTAACAAGGATATAAAACATGCATAATTTCTTGATAAAAAGACAGTATTTATAAAACATGTAATTTTAACAAGGATATAAAACATGCATAATTTTTTGCTAAATTAACATTATCATTAACAAACAATGGAGATATAAGAAATGGCTTTCAAACAAAGACTAAAATCACACTTGAAAGAAGGCAATCAAGTGAAAGTAATTTTTGGTGGAATGGAATATGAGGGCAAGGTGATTGAATATGAAAATTTGAATCCACCTGATGCTCATGTTACCTTAGAAACTGATGATGGAACACAGTATATCCTGCCTGTTGGTAGTCAGATGGTTGCTGTAATTCCACCACCTATTGAACAGGATGAACTTGAACCAGAAGATGAACCAGAGGATGAAAAGAAAAAAGTCACATCAAAAGCGCCAGCAAAGAAAAAATAACAATTGAGCCAGTACATCAACTGGCTCATTTTATTTACACATCTATGTATATTAAACAAAATGAAATTTACAGAAAGAAAAAATGAGATACAGAAAAATTGAAAAAATAATTTCTGGTGGTCAGACAGGTGCTGATGTAGCAGGATTAAAATTTGCTTATATGATAGGAATAAAAACTGGTGGAATTGCTCCCAAAAGATTTAGAACTGAAAATGGAAGTGATCCAGAATTATTAAAAGATATGTTTGGACTTGTAGAAACAACTTGCAAATCAGGTAATGATTACAGAGAAAGAACAATTGAAAATATAAAAATTTCAGATGGAACTGTTATATTTGCTGAACAAACATCTGTTGGAAGTAAATTAACAAAAAATGTATGTTCACAAAATAGAGTGCCACATATTGTTAATCCAACACCTGCTAATTTTATAAAATGGCTGAATGATAACAATATTAAAGTTCTAAATGTAGCAGGGAACAGAGAAAGTGTTTCACCAGGAATAGAATCAAGGGTGATAAGATTTTTACAACTAACAATAGATAAAGAAAAATGAAACAAATTAAAATCAATGTAGTGAATAAACATCAACATGTAAATGAACCAAGTGATATTTATATTGGCAGAGGCAGTGTCCTTGGCAATCCTTTCACACATTTACCATTGAATAAAAGCAAAGCACAAGTTCAAGTTGATTCAAGAGAAAAGGCAATCACAGAATACAGAAAATGGATTAAGGGTAAAATCAATGAATTTGATGGTGATGTTATTGGTGAATTAGAATTTATTAAAAAGATGGCTATCAACCATGAAATAAACTTAGTTTGTTATTGTAAGCCAAAAAGTTGCCATGGAGATATTATCAAGGAACTTGTTGAAAAATCAATAACACACAACATTCCAATTATGAATTTGATAATCAACTGTGAAGATGAGTGATGTACATTATGAATAATAAATATGATTTGACAAAGATTGCCGCAGTGCCATTAAAGAACACAGATGTTGTTATAGTTGATGGAATGAATTTGTTTCATAGATTTTATCACATATTTGGCAAATATCCTTATGGAACAGCATATGGATTTATAAGTGGCTTGTTGAATTTCAAAAGTCAATTGTTGTCCAATAAATTTGTTGTCTGTTGGGATGGAGATAAGAATTGGAGAAAAGATGAAAATGATGATTACAAACAAGATAGAGAAAAGAGCAGGAACAATCAATTCACTGATGAAGATCATGAAGCCTTCAATCTAAGTTTGGTTAGGACAAAGGAACTTCTGACAGCTGTTGGAATAATACAAGTAATAAAACAGGATTGTGAAGCAGATGATATTATAGCACTCATAACATTAAAATATGATTCAAATGTTATAATAGTCAGCAATGATAAAGATTTTATGCAATTAGTAAACAATTCAAAGAATAGATATGTGCTCAGACCAATTGGAAAAGGGAATTACAGCCTGTTTTATGAAGATGATGTTTATAATCAATTTGGTGTTAAGCCAACAGACATTCCTAAGTTGTTGGCCATAGCTGGAGACACATCTGACAATGTTAAAGGTGTTAAGAATTTTGGACCAGTGAAAGCACTACAAATGATTCAAGCAGGTCAAATAACCAAAGACAATTTGAGAAATATTTTTAACAAGGAACAAATTAAACAATTTGTTTCAAGTTATAGGCTTGTTAAATTGGGCAATGATAAATTCCACCACATAAAAATATCAAAAAAAGATGTATCATTGTCAAAGTACACAGACATGTCTGTATATTTAGAAAACACACAAGATGTGTTGAATAAATTTGATATTAAAAGAATAACATCAATTGAATGTAAACAGATTTATAATTTGAACTTTACATTAGAATTTGAAAAAAGATTTATCATATGAAAAGAAAGAAAAGAAAATTCAACATTGGTGATTTGGTTTCATATAAGAATCACAATGATGATATAGTTAAGGGTGTTGTATTAGGAACACCAGATGACTGGTGGGTGATAAATTATCACTATGATGTCAGAGGTGCTATTGTACATCATACTAAAATCAAATTGATTAAAAAAGGATTTATAAAAAAATATCAATTAAGGTATATGTTGTCATGAAAATTAACAATTTACAAATGATTATTAGACAATTAAGACACATGCCAACAGGCATTATTGTAACTACAAATGATTTTGGTTACATTGGAAAGCTGATTGAAGGCTTGAAATTAGGATATAATCAACTGAAGGGTATTAAATCACTGGAACATAGAATAAATGATGTAAATGATTCACTGGAACACTTGCCATTTTATTTAGCAGATATTTACAAACATACAAATAAAGGTGAATTGCCATCAGAGATAAAAAAGTATTTTGATACACACTTGGTGTGTTTTATAGTTTTGGAAAATAATGATGTGATTGGTGTAAGAATAAACAATCAAAATAAAGAAGTAAATTATGATTCACTTGATGATAATGGTGATAGTGTTAGGATAAAGATGTTGACTGAAGCATTGAAAATATATGTAACATTACAAAAACCATTTTACATCAGTACACCAAAGGCAGTGGTCAATATAGATAAGATTTCAAAAGAAATATTCAATGACATCTACATGCAATTGTTTACAGCTAATTACAACAGCTTCAAATGGATTGTTGAAGAACATTATCCAAATGGAATAGACATAATTGAAATGGCTAAACAAGATGGTGAGGTGACTGTTTTGATAAATTCTATTAACACAGTGATGTATTGGATAGTTGAAGAAAGATCAGAACTGAATTTGGAACAGAATGGTGTGAAGGAACTAATTGAGGTATATTTGTATGCTTGTGATAGTAAAGTTCTCAAATTGAGTGGCTTATGATTGAGAGAAACAAAATAAAAGGATTCATTAATTGAGAATATTCATATTGCAGAGTAAAGAAAGAAATTTCACCAATGGTTTTGATCCTATTGAAAAAAGATTTGATGTGGTAGATGAATCAGGAAAATTTATTGGAGTTGTCAGGAATGTAAGAGATGTTTTGTTGACCAAAGGTGAGATGCAAATTGAAATAGAAATTATTGATGACAGTGTTGTGCAACAAATTAAGTCAATTGTTGCAATAAAAAAATAAACATCTGCAAGAAATTCATATGTGCAACAAATCAAATTTAAGGATTAAAAATTTATTGCAACAAAATAAAATTTCTTGCAACAATTGAAAATGCAGTTAAAAAATTTCTTGCAACAAAATAAAATCAAGTGAAAATTTGTTGCACAAACACAACAAAACAAGGAAAGACAAATGGAAATAGTTGACATGAGCAAACAAGAAAAATTTGAATTGAACACACCACTTGAACAACAAATTTATGCTGATTTAGTTGGTGGAGTTGAAAGTGAATTAAAGGACACTTTTATCTTAGCATTGCTGGCAGAAAATTACAATACAATAGGTAAAAAGGAAAAATTAAAAAAGATCATTCAGAGATTTTTTGATGAAGTTTATACACTACAAATTAGTGCTATGGATAAGATGTACAGCGCACTCACTGAAGAACAATTAAAGACAGCTGTTCCATTGGATAGATACAAACAAATCTTTCAATTTGTATTAAGAAGCATTCAAATAAAATATGAAACACAGTTACAGCTGAATGTTAGAATCATAACCAATTAAAGGGCTTGAATGATATGGATATTTTTAATGGAACACTTTTCTATTTGGTAATATATTCAGCTGGTGTATGGTGTACTCTAAATGCCATTAGATACAGTTCAAAGATGTTTTTCCAACAGTGGAATATTAAATACAATCTACATAACATCAGTGAAACTGATACAAGAAAGAAAAGGAACAGTGCATTATTATTGATGATTTTTTGGATAGTGTTATCAATAGCTTGTTTTTGGATAGGAATAGCATATGATTGGAAATAAGAACAAAAAATATGCATGGTTTTTCAATATTAGAAAATGGTGGAGACAAACCAAATGTATTCATTATTGGATTAAGTTTATTGTGCCATATAATCCAAACAAATACCCAAGTAATATGTACAGAAAATGTACTGAGTGTGGTAAGATACAGTGGGCAGATTTATATGGCAAATTCAGATGATTGAAAAGATAAGGAAATGGAAAATTGTTTTGGATGGTGTTCCAATTGTATTGATGAATAATGAAGCAGGATTGGTTAAGAATATTGTATCAGATAACAGGAAAGAATTTGATTCACTGAAGGGTTGGAATATGTATTCAGTGGTAAGATCGTTGTTCATAGAGCATACTGTAATTGAATTTTACAGAGAAAAGGATGGACAATGGATTAAGATGAATACAGATAAGGTGAAAGAGATAGCAGAAATGCCTGTTAAATAACAGGCAATTCTTGTAGATGGTGGTTGAAATTATTTTTTGGTTGATGTAACTATTGTAAAATTTGCTTTGAAAATTTCTGTAGGGAAAAATGACTCACCACCATACACTTGTAACCAATATCCATTTTCACTAATTTCTGCTTTGTATTGTTTTCCAAAATTAAATTTTCTGCCACTAAAGAAAGTTGATTTTGGTGTACATTTGATTTTTGATGCTGTATTCATTGGCTTGTCCTTGTATAAAATTGTTTATTGTTTAATTAAAAAATTTCAAAGTAAGATTCATCAAATGTGAAATTAAGTTTGTTTGTTACAAATTTTTCAACTTTTCTCAATTTGAGTTTTGGTGATCCTTTTTTAACCATGATTGTTAATTCAACTGAACCATTTGAAATTGTTTCCTTAACTTTGTAACCAAGTGTTTCAAGTTCTGAAATGTTTTCAACTGTTTCAGGTATTTCAACTGCGGTTGTGTTTAAGTTTGTTTTCATTTTCAAGTTCCTTTTCAAAATTTCTAAATTTGTTTCAATCACCATAACTAACTTAATAATATTTTTGACAATATCCTAATGTTTTTTGAAAATATTTTTAATTTATTGTGACAGTTGGATACAATAATGGCAATATACTTTATAATTGTGGAAAAGGGTACAAAAAAATACCTTAAATTTTTTTTGTATATTAGTAAAAAGAAAGAATGAAATGTCAGATAAAGTCAAAGCAGTAAGATATAATTCAATTTCATCTACAGCTAATTTAATAATGGATAACACAAAATACAAATATAGTCACTTTGTTAATAAGATAGAACTTGAAAGTGTTTCCATAGATATTGATAAAAGGATTAAATCAGAATTGATTTATCAGTTGTCTGATAATCTGATGGAAAGAAAAGACAAGGAAAGTTTTTTCAAAATAATACCACATGGCAATGCTCAATTTGAATATAAATTTCAGGCATTCATTTTAACTAAACAACAGATGGCTTATTTAGTTGAACAAATAAGCAGGGATACATTAAAAAATAATACTTTGTTAACAATTAATGATTGGGTTGAAGAATGATACAAATATATGAAATAGAATCACCACAGTGTTTTAATTGTACAACTGTAGAACATCAGATGATAAAAGTTGGTGCCATTATTTTTTGTAAGAAGTGTAAAAAGAAGCTGTTTGGTGACATACATGTCATTGAGTTAGGAACTAAGGAACATGAATTGTACAAGGAACTTATTGAAAAATATAAAAATAGTTGATGCAATGTGTTGTATATTAGGATAAAAACAGGCAATGTTTATGAAAATGTATGAATTGAAAAGTAAGATTTCAAAAAATAATATTAAAGCACTTCTGTGGCTGGCACTTCAGTACAAAACAATAACAGTAGAAACACTTAATAACACCAAGAGACAGAAAGACAACTGGAAGACATCATCCAAACTTAGAAATTTAACAGGATTTAATGACAATCAAAAATGTAGTGTCTGTTTATCTGTTAAAAAGGATTGTGGTAAGTGTTTTTGGGCATATCAGAAAGAATATATTGATCAAGGATTTATGTGTACACACCAAATCACTTATAAAAATATAGATTACAGTGATGGTGATGTAAAACTTAAAAAGAATATGGAAAAAAGGGCTGATTATATCCTTAAACAACTTGTTAAAGCAGGATGTATTTGGTACAATAAAGGAACTAACAGATGGAGAATATCACCTGCTGTACTTAATAATGGTGTTAAATGAGTAAGTATGTTGAATCAACAGCCAGAACAGATAGAGTATGGTGCACTGACTGTAAAGATAAGATAAAAAAAGGTGATGATGTTATTTTCAAATTAAGTAACAGTGGCAGATTTATAGCTGTGTATTGTATAGTCTGTAAAAAACAATATGAACAGGATGTTGTTCATGATAGTGAGCATCCATTTAGCTCAGAAGCACTTGGACAAGATTAAAAAAGGAACTAATATGACTGAACATGAATTGATAAAAAAGAATGCACTGGAAGTTGTTGAAAAGGTATTTGGAGACACATCTGTTGGCCAACAAACAACCATAGATAGCTTGGGTGAAATCATTGATACTTGTAGAGATTATATCACATCAATTGAATCTGATATGAGTCACCAAGATGAACCAGAAGATGATGTTGATATGTAATTAAGTGTGCTGTGCGTTAAACTATTTCAAAAAATATAATTCATCAAAAGAGAGGCTTGAGATGAAGAAAATAATATTTTATGGTGTTATTATTATTATGGCTATTATTACTGTAATTATTTTTATAAATGTCATTCAACTGATTAGATATGTACCAAAAGGATAAAATAAAAGATTTGTCTGTTAATGCTATTGGAACAGGTGATGATGGCAATGTTAAATATAGTGTTATGATAACCTATGCACCACTTAGCACTTCACAGATGAATATAGTATTGATAATACACAATGGAATTGTTATCAGTGGTGAAATTTGTTTTAAGAATCACAAGAAAAAAAGTTTTTGGAAAAGATTTAATTTGTCACCAGATGAAATAGAACTACATTGGAATAACATTAAGACATCTGGAAAGATGGATGTTCACAGTGTAGATAAGTTAAGAATAAACAAAGTGGTGCATAACATTGCATAAATTTATGTTAAAAATCAATTGGTGTAGTAAACATGCATAATTTCTTGTCAAAAAGACAGTATTGTAATCAATATACAGATTTTAATGTAAATTTATGCACCAATGTTACACCAAATGTTTTTTATGCTAAATTTATGCACATAATTGAAACATTAGAAGGGAACAGATGAAAGTATATTTGGCTGAAATAATATTTACAACATATGAAGGCAATGATGTAAATAAAGGAACTGTAACAGAACAAGTTAGATACAGACTAATAACCAGTTGTACACAACAGACAGATGCTTTTGACTTGGTAAATAATATGGTTGAAAGAAATAAATCAGATGTGACAGGAAAGTATGAATTTGAAGATGGAATCAAAGCAAACAAATATAGCATAAGGATAACAGTGCCATGGTAAATCCTGAATTGATAACAATTATCATTATTGGTTTGGTAGCAACTATTGCTATAATTGTGCCATCAGGCATACTTCTTTTCATTTATCAATACAAATGTGTAGAGATTAGACAGATGAGAAAGTACATGGCACTATGGGCATTTATGGTGGCAATTGATGTTGCTTTCATTACCTATTTTATACACAATGGTGTAAACATATGATATTTGAAACCTTAAAAAACAAGCTATGTTATAAATGTTGTGTCATATGTTACTTATGTGCATAAATTTATCATAGAAAACATTTTCAAAACATTGAAAGACATAAATGGAAGTAAATTCACAATTAACAGTAGCAAAATACAATAAATATGTAGAAATTATGCAACTGGTTAAAAAAAGAGTCAAGAATGAAAAGGAATTCATCAAGATAGTTAGCAGGATGATACAAACAAAGAAACTTAGTACAACTGATGAAGATCGGTTGAATACATTATTAGGTGTTAAAGAAGACAAGACCAAACAAGGATAACAAGATGGCCACAAAGAGTAAAATATTATCAGTGTCATTTATTGGTAGCATCATTCCTAAGTATTTTGATGGAATATCAAGTGATGGAAATGAAATAACATTTAGTGAATATAAAAACAAAGCACATATATTTACACCAACTGAAACATTAAAAGCTATGAACACAGCTAATATCATATTGAATCAAGATTCAATTGTTAGATCGGTTGAAATAATAAATATTGTTGATAATGTTAATACACTTGATGTTGTTATAGATAAGATCAAAATAGGATAACATTGGTGCATAAATTTATGTTAAAAATCAGTTGGTGTAGTAAACATGCATAATTTCTTGCTAAAAAGACAGTATTGTAGTGATAATACAGATTTTAATGTAAATTTATGCACCAATGTTACATCAAATGTTTTTTATGCTAATTTTATGCACATAACTAAAACAAGGATAAAACAATCATGACTGTAGAGAAACAAATACACCATATAGAAAACATAACAAAAGCTATTAAACAGATAACACTTGATGAATTAGCTGATCAGAGGCTTGTTGAGGTGTTGGAAGTTATAGAATCATATTCAGGTGAATTGAAAAATATCCTGACCAAAAGAATAAATACAGCAAAGCAATTAGCAGATGTTAGGAAAGATGAAGTGACACTACACAACAGATGGGAGAAAGCAAGTGAATATAACATTTGGCTCATCATTGATAAGCTCACAGACATAGCTAATAACAATGAGACCATAGCACAGTTGGTGAAACAAAACTTAGATAATAAGCCAGCTGTCCATTACAATGGTGATATCATAGAGATAACAAACAAGGATGAAAATAAGTTTTGGTTGAAACAACTGACAGATGGCTTAACATTCACATATGACATAAATCTTACAATACAAAGATCGAAAGCACTGATATTCAGAACACCTGAAGAAACATATGAAGCTAAACAGATGTTGGACACTTTAATTAAATCAGATAAAAATTACATTATAAGAAGTTACACTGTTGTACACTTGGAAAAGAAAGATGTAGATGATACCAAGCCAGAACAGTTTTATAATTGTATAGCAGTACAATACAAAGATGCCTGTTATTATTGGCTGAAGAAAAGACCAGTTGGTGATGTTGTTACACTTGACTGTTTAACTAAGATAAAAAAGAATGCCATGTTTTTAACACCTAAACAATCAATAGATGTATTAAATGATTTGTCTGATAATTATATGCCCACTGAATTATTTAAGGCAGAAATTGAATCAATATAAGGGAACAAATGTATGTACAATTTTTATAAGATGACACTACAAGACAGCATAAAGTTATTTGAGGAAAGACAAAAGGTGTTGGCTGATTTAATAGAACATTTTAGTAAATCAGAATATGTAAAGCAGATCCACCTGACAGATACATATACAGTTGCTGTAACACTAAAACAAGATGGTGTAAATCATACTGAGATATTAAGAAGGTCAAAGGAACTAACTAACACAACACCTGTACAAAGTTATTTCAGCTTACAAAATACAGCAATAACAATCTATATTGAACACATGAACATATTCACTGAGGATTAAAAACATGCCATTAAAATTAAGTAATAAATACAACCATAAAAGATTACAACAGTTGTTTAATAAAGTTGATATTGATAAACGATTAACATTAAAAGAACAAAAGGAACTTTGTACACTTATTAAAGGCAATTATGCATCAGTAACACTAAATGTTAATAAACACTTTACAGTCATTGATACACAATTCAGTTCAGTCAGTAGCTTAACAAGAGATTTATTGTACACCAACCCAGTTGTTGACTTACATCTGACTCTACATATGGTGGACAATACTGTACTGGACATCAAGTGTAATCAACCTATCATCACCCAAAAGATTTGATACAATTAAATAAATCCTAAGAACAACAACCAATATGGTGTAGGATGAAGGACAGAAAGAAAAGATTGAGAACTAAGATAAATACATTTGTACGTAAGAAACATATAGAACTAAATGTAACTATTAAGTTGTTTATCTTATTGTTATGTATAGTATCACTAAGTAAATGTGTCAGTGTAGAACAGAATGTGTGTAATGATAGTGTTATTGTTAATAATATCACTTGGGAATGTATGGAGTTGCCAGTGAGGAACAGAAGATGATGAAAGAATTTAATGAAATAGTCACTTGGAATGGTGGCTGTACTGTGTTGGGAATGCCTGTTGTAAGGAAAGAAAGTGGTGATGGAGTTGGTGTTGAAGTAATGCCATGGTGGTTGCATTGTGTGTGTGCCATTGACACATTGCCAGGTTGCCACGCCATTTCACCACCACAATACCCAGATGACATACACCATACGCTTGCCATAACAGTTGGATTATCAACAGTTCAGTGTGTTTTTACCTATATGAGCAAGGAATTTATTTATTGCAAAGATCGGACAACATCTGTGTCAAGTGTATCAAGTGTAACCATGCCACAACATCTGGACAACATCTGTCACATTAGACTGTGCAAAAGTGGGAATTGCTGGCCAATTGGTGGGGGTGGTGGCATTTTGTGGCCAATGGTGGCACCAGGGGTTGGGCAATGTGCTCTTCTGACACACATACATTTTCACAACAACATTTCAGTTTCCACCAGCTGGACAACTGGACAATATAAGGGAATAATATCAAACAGTCAAATACCAAATGCCAGCACAGAGCATCAGTTGTCCTGTTGGCAGATTTAATTTAATGAAAATAAAAGGAAAAATACAAAATGGCCAAAACTAAGAATGACATAGTGAATGATTTGAAAGATTCAGTTGCTGGTTGTAAAACATTTGAGCAGATGATGGAAAAAATAGCTGTTTACATTATTAGAAATTACAAGCTCAAAAAGATTACAATTACATCTACAGTCAAAACAGAATCATTGATTGAAGATTAAATTAGTTGGGCAAGTATTGAAACAAAATCTTAACTGTTCTGTTTCAGCTTGTGAGAGATTTTAATACAACAGTAAAAATTAAACATAAGGAACTAAAGTGATGAAGGATTTTGATGAGAGAATGGATTTGTTAGGTAAACAATTGAAGAAACATGGCATCAGTTACAGTTGGTTGAGTGGTGATGGAAATAATTTTATTGATGTGGTCAGTTTGGATGAAGATGTTTATGGAATTATAAATATTTTGGTTGACTTGAAGTGGTGGCAGGTTATTAAGAGGTACAAATTGTTAAAGTTGTTGAAAGAAGTTTACAAAGCTATCAGAACAGCCATTATAACACATTATGATTGGGACAGATTGATATATACATTAGATAAGTTCCAAATCAAAATCAATCCAAGACAGAAAGTAGTGGTGTTTGACAATATGAGATACAGTATGGTGTTATTTGAACAGATGGCAGTGTTCCCTTTGAATACACCATTCCAATTTGTGACAAGAAATGATGGTGTGGTAACATTAGAAAAGACAATTGAAGTTGTTGGAAACAATTAAAAGGATTTAGTGATATGAAACCAATACAATTTAAGCAAGTTAATGTGAAATTGTTAGGCAAACCACCTGTGTCTGATATGTATGCATATAGAGATGATGAGCAATACATAAGTTGCTGGAAGTTATCAATTTGGGAAAGAATTATTGTAATGTTTACTGGTGTAGTTTGGTTAAGGCTAAAAACACAGACACCAGTACCAATGGCAGTGGAAGCTGAAACACCATTCATGCTTGACAAAACAATTTATCCACCATTCCATAGGCAGTTTGGGCACAAGTTATATAGCATATTGATATTGCTCATATTCTGTACACAGTTAAGTGTGGTTGGGCAGACAATGAGTCAAAGAGAATGGAAAGAAAGTGTTGGAATTATTAGTGAAATGTTAATTAGTGAAGGAATGTTGGACAAAGACAGCAATGGAGTGTGGTACAGTAACATCAAGACACCATTAGAACTTGAGGCATTGTATGAGAAATACAAATTGGTGTATGATGAGGTTCGTGTTTACCATAGCAAGGATATTATATTGGGCAGTGTGTACTCAACTGTTAGTGGTATTGGTTTGGGTGTGTTAGAAAGCCATGCATTTGGATATATGTATCCAACATTGGACAGTGATGGCTGGCTTCAAAACTATTTAACAATGAATACATCTGGTGACCAATTTTTTAAGTTCCATCACCCAAATAAAATAGGCAGGGAATTGAATGATGTGTTTGATAGGCTGGCATATAAGGATTTGGAAAAGTTCTATGGCAGTTGGTTGATTGCTTATGCCCATCATTTTGTGGTTAAGAACACAATGGCAACTATTTATAGAGGCTGGGCAAAGTATGGCAAGCCATTTTACTATTTCAGTGTGGAGTTTGATTTGAGTTGGTTTGTGGAAAGAGCATTTGGTGTGGGTGAGTGATGGAGATATTAAGATTCATGGACAGTGTTAAGTTAAATGGAAACCAATTGACAGTACAATACTTTGGAATGAGAGGCATTGGTGTTATAGATAGTGATTTGGTAAAAAAGGGTTGTGGCTATTTTTTCAAAGACACCAATTCAATCATATTAAATAGGGATGATTTCAGTGTGCTTGTTTTTAAGACAAGTGATTTTGATGAGGCTGTTAAGTTTCTGGCCAATAGGATATTAGAAAGAATTTACAACAAAATAGATTATACATTTTCAAAATTAAACATAAAGGAACTGCCAAAATGAAACAACAACCAATTATAAAGTTCAATGCACCACCAGAAAATTGTGAGAGATGCTGGAAAGAAAGAAAAAAGCACATAAAAAGTGTTTTATCTAAGATGGATTTGTACAAAGTTATGGAAATAAATGTTCCAATTGTGGGCAAAATAAGCCAAGCTGACTTGGATAAGTTGGACAAGTTCCTGAAGGGTGAGCTGATTAAGATGAAAAAAGGTTACATTCATTTGACATACATAACTGTATAAAAGGAACTTAAAATGAGAAAAATAACAACAAGAGAATGGTTGATGGCATGGATTATTGCTTTTTTATTAGGTATTTTGTATGGAGCAATTGGCTGTACCACATATAATGCCAGCAATGATGAACAGCTACAACACATAAAAGATAGTTTGAGCCAGTCAGGCAACAATTACATAGACAGCATCATATCTTTGTACACACCAGGCAAAGATTCAATCATATATCTGGAAAAGAAACTGCCTGAGGGAATGAAATTGGTTGAAGAAAAGATTTGGACAGCAATGATTAACAACTGCACTGATATTAGTTTGGAACTGGAAAGAATATTGAACCAAGGTGACATCAATTCTGCTGAGACAAAAAAATATCTTGAAATGATACATAGCTTGAATGATGAAATATGGAATTTGGAAAAGCAGGACAGTATTAACAATGCCAATAAGCCAAATGTAGTAATAAAACCAACACCAGTTCCTAAATTTGAATTCAAAACATTCTTAGGAATTATTGGTGCTGTCATAGCTGGCTTAATAGTGCTGGATGTTATTAGACATATTGCTAAGAAGGTCAAAAAGTAAAGTGTTCTCAAAAGGATTGATTGTTGTAAATAGTTATTTGTTAACAGTTGGATGTGGTGTTATATTATTGTGTGAAACTTTTATTATTATTTTAAGGAATATAACATGGATGTATTAAAAGATGTGTTGGTTGGTGTAGGAACAACAGCAATTATAGGCATTGTAACATCTTTAATTGCTACAATGGTCAAGGCTGGCCAATTTCACACATATGGTTTTGCTGTTGGCAAGTGGCTGAGCAATATTGGAACAACCAGATTGGGCAAGGCTACATGGGAAAAAATTGAAGATTTATTTTCAACAACAATATTGAGTTTTGCCATGGGTGTTAAGGATGGTGCTGATTGGGATGACCAAGAGGTCAAGAACTTACTGAAAACAAGTAACAGAGATGGTAATTTACCAAGAACTGATGGAATTGAACCACCAAAAACAGAGAAAAAATGATGAATATTGATTTGAATAAACTTATAAGTGTGTTAAATAGCAAAAAATACATCATTTATAATGATTTTAACAGGCTTAATATTGTTGGAATCAGGCATATTGGTAAAGAAATTAACAAATTTGATGACACAATATGTGTCTTTTATTACAGTAAAGACAATCCAAGCCAACTTAGTTCCAATGAAAAAAGGTCAGTTTATGACTTAGGAAATGGTGTAAATGTTGTGTTATATCAATTTCCAGCCACAACTGAGCCAGGCAAATCATACCTATTAAATCCAATTAACAAAAAAGGTACAGCAATATTGGCTGAAGGTCAATACATAAACACATATAAGATAGATATGCACAATGGTAAATATGAAGCCTTGTGCCAAAGACTAAAGAATGTGTGTGTTTATAGAGATGCTGACAAGGATGAGTTGTATGAAATGGAAGGTAAAGAGTGGGGCATGTTTGGTATTAACATCCATAGAGCAAGCCAGTGGAGAATATTACAGTGGATTGATAAGAATAGTGCTGGATGCCAGGTGATTCAAGACATAAAAGATTTTGATGTACTCATGGGGCTTGCCAGAGTGCACAAAGAGTTGTATGCCAATGTTTTTACATACACTTTAATTACAGATGAAAATTATTTACAATAAAAAAGGAAAGAAAATGAAAAAACTAATTTTAATTGCTGGATTGTTTTTAATAATGACTGTTGTAACCTTTTCACAACAGTACATCAGAACATATTATCCACCAGGCTCAACAGTGACCAATGAAATAGTTGTCAATGAAAATATGAAGCCTTCAGTGTTGGACTTTCCTGCTGGATTTGATTCATGTGATGTGAGTTTTTTGATGTACACAGATCGAAACACTAAAATATTTAACAATGTTAGATTTATGGATGATACATTGAAAGTTTCAGGTGTGAAAGCCAACCAGACAGTGTTACTTCAGCCAGCTTATTTTATTGGCTTTTCACAAAATTGGAAATTACAATTCAGTGCACCACAAACACTGGGTGGATATATCATTATACAAATCAAGGAATATTAACAATGAAATATTTAGTTGTAATATTTTGTTTGTTGACTGTATTTGGTTATTCACAAGATAATAAAAAGAAAGTTGCAAAACTGAATACAATTGTTATATTGGCTACACCATCATTGATGGTAGTTCAACCAGATACAACACAGCCAACACCAGGTTATACACCACCAAATGGATTTGATTTTTTTATATTATCAAATGGTGATACACTAAAAACAAATGACAATCAATATTTTTTAGTAAAGGAATAAAGAAGTGAAAAAAATAATTTTAATTTTAATGATGTTGATGGCACCACTTATATATAGTCAATATGAATCAACATTTACTGGTGGTGGAATAGATAGTGGCATTGTAAAAATAAATAAATTGTTGACAGACAATGTAACACTTAATTTTACATCAGCATAAACATCAGCACAAATACAAGCTGTTATTGATACAATACCTAAAAATTTGAATGGGTATGATTTGACACTTCAATTTGGTGATGGAACATACACTTTTACATCAGCAATAATTATTTCAAAATTCTATGGTGGACAAGTAAATTTTATGGGCAAAACTTCTGAAGGTGATGGAAAGTACACAACCCAAAGTGTTATATTCAACACATCAGCACAAAAGGGAATAGTGTTTCAATTTATGACTTCATATATAACAGTAAGGAACATAAAAATAATACACTCATATGCCAGTGCTGGTGGTATGGCTTTGAGTTTTGATAGATGTTCTGGTTTGACTCAAGCATATGCTTGTTATATTTCTAATAACAATGCTACATCTGGAATATGTGCATATTTTTTAAGTGTAGCAACAGGCAGATTTGTTGAAAATGTTTGTACTGGTGGAGCATTTAGAGGCTTAAAAGCTGAGAATGTTAGCACTGTTATAACTTATAATTGTGAATCTGTTGTAACAAAACCAGTATATGGTATGCATGCAACTTATGCTTCAACAATTGTAAAAGGCAATGCAACATTATTAACAGGTACAACAGGAGATGAATTGGCTGATGTTGGTGGTGTAATTAGATAGATAATGAAAGGAAAAATTGTGTCAGGAAAATTTGAAATATTCAAAGATAGTAAGAAAGAATACAGATTCAGGTTGATTGCTAAGAATGGTAAAATCATTTGTCAGTCAGAAGGTTACAAAACCAAAGGTGGTGTTAATGGTGGTATCAAAGCAGTTAAGGAACTTGCTATTGATTCAGAAATAATTGTAATTAAATAGTGGAGTGAGAAATGTCACACAAAAATGATGATAAACAGGAATTTAGAGAGGAAACAGAAAATTTTCTGTGGAGAGTATTTGAGAAAACAAGAGATGTTTTGAGGGTAAAAACTGTTCCATCAGATAGTGCTGGTGTAGCATCAGGTGGTGCTGGATCAGCATCAGGTGGTGTAAATAATGCTTTGAATTTGGGCAGTAAGATTGATGGAACTGTTGATACAGTGGTTTTGTGTGTTAGACCAATTGGTGGAAGTTCTAATGTGGATGTTGAAGGTGCTTTGACATGGCAAGAAATTGTGTAAATAATAATCAGGCATAAAAGTATATGGACAAACAGGTAACAGTGGCAGGAATAAACAGACAGCCATCAAATTTAGCAAAACAGATGTATGATGGAGTAACAATATAACATGGCAAGGACACTTACAAAAGCTCAACCAGTTAAAACAGTGTTCATGGATGAACTATATTCAGCTGTTGTTACACCATCATCTGTTAGCCAAATAGATAGTGATGTTTGGTCAGAGAAACCAGTGGACATACAAACTTTTTGTTTAGATTGGCTGGGTGAAGGGTTGTTTCCAGTTCAAGATGAATTCAGCAGGGCTATGCTTGGTGAATTAGCCACAGAATTTAACACAGATTATGATGAAGGACATGCTTTTTGGGGCAAGGGAAGTGGTAAAGATCGAACAATCAGCAAGATGCAGGTGTATTTGATATACAAATTAATGTGTCTTAAAAATCCACATGAGTTCCTAAGAACAGAATATGGATGTTCAATTGGTGATGATGATGCTATTGATGTGGCTAATATGTCCATTAATGCCAGACAAGCAATAAATGTGTATTTCAAAAAGTTCAAATCATTGTTAAAGAAATGTATCAATCCAAGAACTGGTAAAAACTGGTTTGCTGAAAAGGGTGTAGATATGAGAGATGGATATGACTTACAGACATCTGAAGTCAAGTTTCCATTTTCCATTACAGCACATTCTCTAAACAGTGAAACTAATACAGGTGAAGGATTGAACTTGTTCTTTGTAACAATAGATGAGTTTGGTTCATTTCCTTTTGAAAAGGCATTTGAATTATTGGATGCTGTTAGGGATACAGTGACATCAAGATTTTCAGGTGTTGGTAAAACATGTGTTATTTCATATAAGTATTATCACAATGATCCAATGGATGTTCTTTACAAAAAGGAATTGGATAATGAAAGAGTGTTTAGCAGTAAGAAAGCGACACATGAAGTGAACTTAATGGTCACAAGAGAAAAGTTGGCACAACAATATAAAAGGAATTATGAAAAAGCCAAGATGACTTATGAGTGTGAAGGTGATGCTGAAGTTGGTGGATATGTTAGTAAGAAATATATGCTGTCATACATGTTTTCACCAGCTTATGAAAATCCAATAGTGGGTGATTTGTTAAGTATTGACAGTGCTTTTCTTCAATCACTTCAGTTCAAATCTTTTTTCAAAGGAACTGAAGGCAGAATGTATGCTGTACATGTGGATTTAGGCACTGGTAAGAAAGACAAAAAGAATGACTGTGCTGGATTTGCTCTGACTCATATTGATTCTATGTTTCCAAAGTTAGATGATAGGCTAAAAAAGGATTTGTACAAAGAAGGTATTATTGTTGAATTCAATGCTGATGATCCTGAACTTAACATAACAAGAAAAGGTGTTGTAATTGATTTGGCCATTCAATTAGTTGCTAAATCAGGTACAGAGGTGCAATTTTCAGATGTAAGAAAGTTCATATTGAGATTAAAAAATCAGTTTGGATTTAATATTGGCATTGTAACCTATGATGGATGGCAAAGCAGAGACAGCATACAGATAATGAATCAAGAGGGCATACCAACTGAAGCATTTTCTGTGGACAAAAGCAATGAATCATATGACACTTGGAAAGAATTGATGTATCAACAGCTTGTTAGATGTTATCCACATCCAATAGCTCACAGGGAATCAAAGGAACTAACCATTGGTGATAATGGTAAAGTGGATCACCCAGTAGAAAGTTGGGACAGATTTTTGCTTGAGGGAATTGAAGTTGGTAGCAAGGATGTTATTGATGCAATTGTGGGTTCAACTAAAAATGCCTATGATAGATTTTCACTTGATGTAGGAATATTTTTTGGATGAGATATGTATATGTGGATTTGGTGGATATTTTATCAAAATTTATTCACCTTCAAAATATTTTATTAAGGGATATATCATTGTGTAGATGGAATTGTCAAAAAAGAAAATCAGATGGAAAATTTTCAAGAATTGATAAATATGATTGGGAATGGTTAAAAAGGGAAATGGAAATAACAGGTGTAACAATAGCTTGTATTGAATACATATTAAAACACAAGATGACAATCACTCAATTTTGTGTTAAATTCAATTTAAGCATTGCAAATTTTAATTATAGAATACACAATAATGGAGTTGTGTATGAGGATTATGAGATGAAAAATCTTAAAAGTAACAATATCATTCATTAACAAAAAGGAAAGTGCTATGAAAAAGGTTCAATTGTTTCTCTTGATGGTGTTAATTATGTTGACAGTAAGTTTTGTCAATTGTAATGGACAGCCAAAAAATGATTATGAAATTGCTTCAAATTCTGTTGTTGGAGCAACAAAATATCATTTCTTTTTAGAAAAGAAAGCACCAGTGTTGCCATATAAACTACAACAGGGAATGGATTATTTGTCACCAGTTAATGTAACTGTATTAAAAATTGGTGAATCTGCTACACCATCATTTATAGTTCAAGATTTGGACAATGATGGCTCAGAATACAGAGTTGGAATTGTGGCTGAAAATAGTCAGGGATTTTATGGTGGCATGGGAACTAATACAGGAAGTGTTGGAAATGTTCCAGGCATTCCTGGTGGTGTTACATTTATAAAGGTACAATAATAATGTGGCCAACATTATTCTTAATTGGTGCTTGGCTTACAATCACACCTGTGTCAGATATGCAAATAACATATTCTGACACAGTGGATATATGGACAGACACAACATCAGTGATTTTGCTTGAATTTTCTGAGCCAATGTCTATGGATGGTTTGTTGGATGTTCATAACTACAAAGTGTATGACTCAACTAATACACTGGTGAAACTTTATAAAGTTGGAAGGGTGATTTCTATTGATGATTCACCACCATCAACACCAATAATAGTTGACAGTGTTGGTACAACAGTTGTTGCACTGATTACAAAAAGAATAAAACAAAGTGCACCATATTGTGTACAAGTGTTTAATGTTAAGGATGTTGCTGGAAATTTAATTACAGATCAAAATGAGGGCTGTTTTTTCTTTAATGGATTTGTACCACACAGAATAGGTACACCAAATGTTCAATTACAAAAATAATAAGGATATGCAAGATGGAGAATAATGAACAAGACACTAAACAGCAAGATGAGATATCATCAAAGCAAGGCAGTGTTTTAATAGTGGATTCAAAAGCATCTGATACAGTTGAAGAGGATGAAAGATTTTTCAATATTGAAGATGATGAGGATGATAAAGTTGTTCAGGATGATAAAGAACAACCAAAAAAGGTATTTGATAAAAGCATGAAAAAGAAAATGAAAAAAGAACAAGACAAAGTCAATAGAGAAATATTGAAAAAGAAAGTTCTGAATGTTTTCAAAAATGAAACAGGATTTATGTCTGGTGTTGCTAAAATTATGGATTTTTCATTAAATGCTTTTTCAATAGTAATAATCATTGTTGCTGTTTTGGTGACATTGAATTTTTTGTTAAACAATAATCCAATAATGACTGTTGTAGGATGTTTGTTTGTATGGTTGACTATTTATTTGAATAAACAAATTAGCTGAAAGGTAAAGTGATGATAAATTTTTCAAAATCTTTTTTCTACAAAGCCAACACAAAAGAAAGTTCCATTGATAGTGATGAATTGTCATTGGGCAGAGTTGGTGGATCAGGGAATGTAGCATATGCAGAGAAACTTGCTGTCAAGGGCTTGTCATTTCCACAAATGAAAATGATGTATATCAGTAATACATGGGTGAGAGCAATAGTTGATAAAACTATTGAAAGAATAACAGAGGTGGCACCATTAGTTAAACCACTGAGATTAAGATCAGATCAGAGTGAGGCAAAACTTTCTGATGAAACTAAAAAGAACATGGATTTGGTTTCAGAACTTCTTGAAAAACCAAATTCAAATTATGAAACTTTGACAGAGATAAGGAAAAAAATTGCCAGAGACATTTTGGTATATGATGCTGGGTCAATGGAAATAGTCAGAGGTGCTGACTTGAATAAAGGCAAGAAATTAGTTGAAATTTATGCTGTACCTGGCAATACAGTTAAGATAAATGCTGATGAAAAAGGATTGTTGAAAGAAGATGAAGCCTATATTCAAGTTGATAGACACATGAAAAAGATAACATCATGGAAAAAAAATCAACTATTGTATTATAAACTTAATCCACAATCAGATAGGCTGTATGGATTATCACCACTTGAATCACTTATCCAAACTGTAACAGCTGAATTATATTCCAGCCAATTTAATCTTGATTTCTTTTACAATAATGCTACACCAAGATTTGCTGTATTGATGGAAGGGCTTGGAACAGGACAAGGTCAGACAGCATTGACAAGATTTAGAACATGGTGGGACACTGAATTGAGAGGTCAGCCACATAGACCAATTGTCATAGGAACTGAAAATGGTAAAATATCATTTCAGAAAGTTGGAATGAGCAATGAAGAAATGCAATTTCAAGAATACAGTAAAATGTTGTTACAAAAGATCATGGCTGTTTATAAAATGCAACCAGTTGTTTTAGGTGTTGAAATTGGAAGTGCAGCAAAAGGTTCAGTCACTGAACAAGTCAAACAATTTAAGATTGATGCTGTAAAACCACACATGGTATCATTTACAGATAAATACAACAAGCATATTATATTTGATAAAACAGCATTAGGAATGACTGATGTGTATTTAGATTTTGATTTGGACATTATTGATAAAAAGGATCAAGCTGAATGGCATCAAATGTATTTGGATAAAGGTGTTATTACAATAAATGAGATAAGAACAACAGCATTGGGCTTGATGCCTGTTCCTTGGGGTGATGTTCCTTATTTACAGAATAATGTTGCACCATTTGGAATTGGACCAAATGGACAATCAGTGCCTGGTGATCCAAATGCTGTTGATAAAACACCACAAGCAGGCAATGTTCCAAATGTTAATTTGATTAGCAGATCGTTGTTGACTAAGTATTTGTCAGAAGACAATCAGACACCTGTTGGCTGGGAAACAATGGAGCCAAGTCAAAGATTGGCTATTGTTGAGCAGATAATTAATGACAGGGAACAATTTTTGAGCAAGACATATACATTTCCAGCTGATAAGGTTACAAAAATAAATGAATAAATTAAGTTTAACACCACCAATGAAGGTTCAGGATGTTGGAAAATTTCTTGAAACACTTTCTATTGTTGAAAGATTGGCCAAGAAAAAATCAGACATACAAAAGAGGTATTATGATTGGATTATATTGGCTGAAGAGAAACTTGAATTGCAATTGATTATAGCTTTTGACAATGCTCAAAAAGAAGTTCTGTCAAAGCTAAATCAATTGGAGAAAATTTACACCCAAAAGTTCATAAAAGATAGTATTGTTCAACTTGAAAACATTCCACTTGAACCAAGGGTGAAATATACAACTGTTGGCATCACCAGATTTAAGGAATTTACATTTTCAGTGGAGATGAGAGATTGGCTAAATAAATCAGGTGTGGACAAGACCATCAACAGTATATCATTCATCAATCCTGACCCATTCAATGAAGCAATTTCACACAGTGTATTTGATTCTTACAACATGGGTGGAAACACTGTATTTGGTATTTTTGATGTTGGAATAGATTTTGCACTCAGAGATAAGAATGTTGAGAAATTTTTTAACAACTACATATTGAAACTTTCTGAACAAGTTAGTAAAGAGATTTCAAGCAATATAAAATACACTTTGTTGGAAGCTATTAAAAATGGTGATAGCATTCCTGAAGTTAGAAAAAATATTTTGGCATTATGGAATAAACCAATTGATGTTAAAGTTCCACCAAGAATATCACCAGATGGAACTGTGATCAGACAAGGTTATTCATATCAGATGTCACCAAAACATTGGGCAAATACTGTAGCAAGAACAGAAATAAATGGTGCTTATAATGCAGGCAGATTAGATGGATTTAAGCAATCTGGTGTTGTAGATCGTGTACAATTTAGCACTTCACCAGATGAGAGATTGTGTCCAATTTGCGCTGGGCTTGAAGGGATGATTTATACATTGGAACAAGCAAGTGGTGTAATACCACAACACGCCAATTGTAGATGCCAATGGGTGCCATTATTAGCAACAGAAACTTTTGATGAAGCCAAATTGCTTGCGGCAGAAAACATAGCATTGGCCAATCAGACATCCATGAAAGATTATTTTATGGAGAATGGATCAGCTGAAAAAGAAGCATTGGAATTTGAGAATGACATCAAATCAATTTTAGGTATTAAACAAGAACAAAAAATATTTTATGAAGATTTTCAAAAAGCATTCAATACAGGTTCAGAATTTAAGACAGATGTTGAAATAATGCCACTTGGCAGAGATAATTTCAGAGTGTCTGGTCACTTAAAAGCTCAAAAAGATTACAATAATTTGCAGTGGTACACAACAGAAACAAGATATGGTGAAAGCAAACAAATATTACACGAAAAATCATATAAATCTGGTGATGAAATAGGTTCATTTCATAGAAATTTTCAAAGAAGGTCAATTGTTACTGAAGGAAAACAAATATCAGAGAAACTTATTGTTGATCATGATTCATTTTTTCTTGAAGGTGCTTTTCAAAATAGGCAAATTGGTAAAGAATTATTTAGAAATCAAATTCAATTTTATGAGAAATATAATGTTTATAAAATAACAGTTCATGCCAATGGTGATGTAGGGCTATATGCTTGGGCAAAATATGGATTTGATTTTGAATCAGACATAACATTAAGAAATTATGCAAGAGCATTTAGTGGATACATAGAACAAAAAGCTGGTGTTATTGTTGACACTTCTAATTTCAAACACAGCTGGGATTTTGCTACATATAACAAAACAATTAATGGTGTGAAAATAAGTGGTAAAGATTTCATGTTAAATAGAGGATGGTGGAGAGGTGAATTGTTATTAGATAAAAATGGAAATAGTATTAAAATATTGAAAAATTATATAGGTATGAAATAATGTCTCAAGAATTTGAAAAGAAAAAAAAGAAAAATAAAGTTGCTGAAGGAACTGACCCAAGCAATAATAATTCAGACATTTGGTTTCATACCAATTGTATGGAGATGATGGAAGATGATGACAAGACAACAAAGGATTTGGTGAAATTCTTAAACAGCATTGGATATGAAATGCCTGATGTTGTAATAATAGATAAAACACAACAGTCCTAATAAGTATGGAATGGTGAAAATGTATTTGTTATCAAGTGTATTAAACAATTAAATTTATCACAACAGAAAATAAAAAATATTTTAAGGAAAAACAATGAAACAATCAATTGCCAACAACACCAAAGATAAGGGATTTTTCAAAGCATTGATTCCATTGAATCAAAAAAATGGACACATAGAGATATTTGAAAAAGAAATTAGCAATGGTGTCAAAGTTAAATATTTGAGAGGCACAGCAACCAACACTCAAATAGATAAAGAAGATGAGAGGATGAGCAAAGCATTTGTTGATAAAATAAAATCAACAGTTCAAGGCTTAAATGTATTTGCTGAACATGAACATTCTATTGAAAAAACAGTTGGTTATATTGATGAAGTAATTGATGATGGTGATGCAGTTGTAGTTGATACAGCATTGGAAAATGAAGATGACAATCCACTTGTTAAATCTATTCTAAACAAAATTAAACATGGCACAAAAATAGGATACAGCATTGGTGGCAGAATAACCAAAGCCAGTAAATATTTTGATGAACAGTTAAAGAAAACAATAACAGAAATTGAAGATGGTGAAATATATGAAGTCAGCTTAACAGCCATGCCTGCTGGTGTTGACACATGGACAGTACCAATCAGAAAATCACTCAGTGATTTATTCACACAGCCAGAAATTCAAGAACAACTAAAAAAAGAAACTGACTCAACTACCACCACAGATGTTGATTCAGTGGATGATAACCTTGTTAAGAAGTTCACCAAAACATTAGATGAGATGGTTCAAACCAACAAGGTGAAAGATGAAATGTGGGATATATTTTATGCCTTCAGGGAAACATTGTATTCAATAGTTGAAAGTTCAGATTTAACACCAACACAAAAGAAAGAAAAGATTTTGGGTGTAGCAAATGAATTTGCTGTAAAGATTGAACAATTGGCTTCAGAGATAGCTGAACTGACTGCTACAATTGAAGAACAATTAGGCATCCCAGCTGAAGGTTGAAAAAGAAGTTAGCATTAATTAAATAAATTCATAAAACAATGGAGTACAAAATGAGTAAAACAAAAGATGAGATTGTCAAAGCACTTACAGGAAAGTTGACTGAGATTGCTGATGCTGTTATCAAAGAGATAAAAGAGAAACCAGCAGATGGTGACCCAGCTGAAACTACCAAACCAGCAGAAGGTGAAAAACCAGTGGTGTCTGAAACACCTGCTGAACCAACACCTACACCTGGTGAAACAGAAGTGACAAAATCAATTTCTGATTTGTCCAAAAAGGTTGAAGAGTTGACCAAAAAACTCAATGAAAAACCATCAGATGAAAAGACTGCTGAAGAATTGGCCAAGAAACAAGCTGATATTAAAGCAGGTATGGTGGAACTTGTTAAATCAATGGGCATTGACCCTGAAAATGTTGATGTTGATTTTGTTATTAAAGAAAAGAAAAAAGGAACTGTTGTTGAAGATGAAAATTTCAGCAAAAAAGTTTCTGGTGATGATGAAGAGGATGAAGATGTTGATGAATTAACTAAAGAGTTGAATTCATTAGACAAAGACCAGAAAAAAGAAGCACTTGACCATTACTTCAAATCAGTTATTTTTCCAGGCAAAAGTTAATTGCCATAGTTCATAGTTCATAGTTCATTGTTCTTAGGTATTTTGAAAAGTAAATTAAACAAAAATAAATTCATTAAATTATTGGAGACAAAATGAGTAAATCATTAAATGATGCTATTAAAAAAGCATTATCCACATCAGCTGGAGCAGGTGGTGATTTTTTACCAACACCATTGGCAACAGAATTCATCAACCATGTGTATGACCAAAACTTCTTGAGACAGGCATTCACAGTTGTTCCTATGGCCACAAAAACAAGAGATTATCCAAAAATCTTAGGTGGAACAAAAGTGTACTATCAGTCAACAGAAGGTGGTGCTGCAAATTCAACCAATCTTAACACTGGTACAATCAGATTGGAAGCTAAAAAATTCATGTCAAGAATGGATGCCAGTGAAGAAGTTCTTGAAGATGCTCAGAATGACATGCAGTCAATCATCAGAGAGCATTTTGCTGCAACACTTGCTGCAGCAGAAGAGGAAGCAATGATTCAGGGTGATACAGCTCACTCACCTTCAACAGCAGTTGAAGCAAATGCCACTGATGTAACATGGTACACCAAAGACCACAGATTTGCTTTCAATGGCTTGCTAACACTTTCAGGTGACATTGCTGGTTCCATAGCTTTGGACACAAGAGCAGCAAACAGAGTCAATGCAAGTGGTGCAGATATGGCCACTGCCTTAGTTAGACAGGCAATGTTTAACTTAGGAAAGTATGGCAGAGTGATGAGCAATTTAGTTCTCATTCTTAATCCATGGTCAGCAAATCAGTTGCTTGATGATAGCAAACTTGTTACACTTGAAAAATATGGCCCAAATGCTACCATATTCACTGGTGAGTTTGGAAAGCTATATGGTAAAGTTGCTGTAATCAACAGTGCTTATTGTACTGATGGTTATGGTGTTTTAACCCACAAGAGCAATCCTGTTATTGGTGACAGAAGAAGGGTCAGAATCAAACAGGATGACTACATTCAGGAAGACACAAAGATTTATGTCATTACAGAAAGAATGGATTTCACTGTAATGTACAAAGGTGCTTTGTGCCAGCTGTACAATCTTGATACACCATCCACAGCAAGCTAATTGTTGTTGATTTTTATTATAAGCCAGGCAACTAACATTGTCTGGCTTTAATTATTGAATAATATGAAGCATAATATAAACACCAATGGTAAAAATATTGTATGGAAAATAAAAAAGGGAATGTTATCATCAATAAAAAGGATGATGTGATGTGTTGGACTGAAGAAGGAAAATACATTGTTGATGGTAAAGAAATTTCAATTGATTATAACAATGAACAAATACCAATGGCTGTATTACAACAACTTGAAAAAGCTAATATGAGTCAATTGGATGCTTTTTATATTAGAAAAAATGTTCACAAAATTGCTAAGATGTTTGATAAATTGAGTGTTCAACTTGATGACAGAATTGTTGAAGTTGAAAAAAGAGTTTCTGAGACAAAAATTAAATTTGAAGAATTTGCAACACATGAAATTTCTTGTCAAGTGGATAAAGTTCCTGACATAGCATCTAAAGTTGTACACCAAATAGTTAATCACAAATTTGAAAAGATAGCTAAATCACTTGAAAATATTACACAAAAACAAGAAGCACAACACAGTGTTTTAGATGATTATAAAATATATCAAGCCACACAACATGATTTAATTATTGCTAAAATGGAATTCATAGCAGAAAAGACTATATTTGGTTGGATTAGAAAACAATATGAAACAAAACCACTTAGAACTTTATTTATTGGTGGATTAAGTGCTGTTATTTTATTCCTTTATGTAATGACAACATTAGGGATACACTCATTCACAGACATGTTTAATTGGATAATGAATTGGTTCAAATGAAAAAAGTAATTGTCAAAAAAAAGTTAAATGAAAAAACAAAAGGATTCAAAGAAGTTTTTACAACAGTAGAAAATAAACAAAAAGTACAACCAGCAGACAACAAAAAAAAATAGGATTTCAAAATGACAGGCAAACTTATTTTGAACCAACAACAACATAAAGTTGATTCAAAGAATATATCATCAGACACACCATCTTTCAAGATAGCTCATACAGAAACTGAAGTCAATATCACAATCAGTAAATCTTTTATTGATAAATCCACATCACATGAAATTACATCAGCAATCCTTATTTCACTATCACCATTGTTGATGAATAAAAACAAGACTATAACACAACCAACATATAATACACTCAAATCATTTAAGCACATAGCATTTTTCATAGAACACATGCCACATTACACTGGTGGCAGATATTCTATTTTTCACCAAGCTGTGTTACTTTCTCAATATACCAAAGTAACAGTTGTAACAAATGACAAACCACCATTTTATAATGACTTCAAAGATTATTACAATGATAATTTTGAAATCATCACTACACCAACATACTTGGGTGATAATTCAGATAACAAATTTGATTTGATTGTAGGATGTCCAGTGACAGGTGGATTACATGCCACTGAATATGCCAAGAGATACATGTTGCCATTGTATTTGATTATATTTGAAACACCAAATTGGATTCAAACAATGAGGGATGGTGTAGATGCCAGCAATGAATTTTGGGCAAGTTATAAAGGGTGTTTATTTCAAGCAGATAAGATAATAACAATCAGCCAAGAAAGTAAAAAACACTTGATTGAATGGATGAAAGATGATGAGAGAGTTTGGAAATTAAATCCAGACAAGGATGTGTATGTAATTTATCCATGTATAAATCAGATTGTGGCTGATAAGGTATTAAGCAATCATGATTTAGCAACCAATAATAAATACAATGTTGTTTACATTTCCAGAATGACACCATTCAAAACACTCATTCCTGTATTAAAGAAATTTTCAAATGATAAATATCATTTTGACATAATAGGTAAAATTTGGAAAGATGAACTTGATTACATAAACAAATTAGATAATGTTAGTATTACAACACATGGTAAGATATCAGATGAAGAAAAATTTAGAATAATAGCCAAAGCAAGTGTGTTGGTGTTTCCAACAACATTTGAGGGATTTGGTATGCCACCAATGGAAGCATTGTATTGTGGTGTTCCAGTTATAGCTTATGAATTGCCTGTGTTAAAAGAAGTGTACAAAAATTCCATCCAATATGTTGAATCTGGCAATGTGAGTAAATTTATACAAGCCATTAAACAAATATGTGAGGGCAACCAATCTATGGAGCAAATTGATTGGGTCAGCAATGGTGGGTCATTTAGTTTAATTGGCAATGCTACAAATTCATTATTAAGTGTTTTCAAAATTCCTAAGATATCAGCTGGAATAATAGTTTACAATGGTGCTGACTATCTTGAATATGCTGTTAAATCTATTTACAGTGTTGTTAATCAAATTATAATTGTTGAAGGTGCTGTAAAGGGATATGCTATCAAACCAAATAGCACAGATGAAACAATAAAAATTGTTGAAAAGCTAAAACAATTTGATGTATTGAACAAGATAGAATTTGTACAATCAAAAAAAGGTAAATTTTGGAATGATAAAATTGAAATGCAAAATGAGATAGCCAAAAGAGTCACTGGTGATTATTATGTTAAAGTTGACCATGATGAAATTTGGAAACCAGAGACATTGGTTGATGTAATAAATATGATGGAAAATAATAAACAGATAAGCATTGTCAGGATGCCATTTAATCATTTTTGGTTGAATTTCAAAACAGTTGCAAAGGATGCTGGTGGCAAATGGAGTACACAACACCCAAGAGTATGGAGATGGAATACAGGATTCAGACATCTGAAATCATTTAATTTCTTTAACAACTTGAATAAAGATGGACAGAAAGTTGGTGAACCATATGTCACTGAACATCCATATGTTGGTGATTGCATATATCATTTTGGATATGTTAGGAAAATTGATACACTTCAAAATAAAATAAAATATTACAAAAATAGAGGCATAGAAACTTTTGTAACAGATACAGTTTCTGGTTGGCAGAAGGGAATGCCAACACAACCAACACAAAAAGTTAAAAGTTGGGATGAACCATTTGGTGGTGTATTACCAAGAGTATTAAGTGACCATCCATATAAAGAATTTGAAGACATTAGACAATTAAAAAAGGAATAGAACACATGGGAACAATTAACACCACAAAGCTAATATTAAATCAAGCTGTAAAGATGGCTGAATCAAAAGCCACTGAGCCAGAACTTGTTGAAAATAAAGATAGTTTTGTTATGGCTAAAAAAGTTGTATTAACAACAGACAATATATCAATGGTTAAAAAATCACAAGCTGAAAAGAAGGTTATCAGAAATGCAAGAAACACTACAAAATCTGAAAAATCAATCAAAAACAATTCTAAATCAAGAATCAAAAAAGATAAATGAAATATCATTTGAATTTGATAGTGTTGTAAATCTTTTTATTTGTTGGTATGGTGAAAATAATTCTGAAAGATTAAAGGAATATGAATATTGTTTGAACAACAATTTTCTTAATAGCCACATAACAAATATTTATGTATTGTGTGAGCATAGTTCACCATTAAACATTGACAAATATTCTAATAAATTCAAATTTATATCTGTTAATGAAAGATTGAAATACAAGGATATTTTTGAAATCATAAATAGTGTAAGTGGTGATTCAGACATAAACATTTTAGCAAATACAGATATTTATTTTGATGATACAATAAGATTTATTGAACCAACACTTGATAACAAAACTGTTTATTGTCTTACAAGATGGAATGTTTTAACCAATGGTGAATTACAATTCCACAATAGGAAAGACAGCCAAGATGTTTGGGCATTTAGAGGTAAAATTTCAAAATTTCAAGGTGGTAATTTTTACATGGGTGTTGCTGGGTGTGATAATAAAATTGCTCATGAATTTCACACATCAGGATACAAGCTGTTAAATCCATCTTTGTCTATAAAATCAATGCATCTACACAATACTGGTGTTAGAAATTATGTAAACAAAGGAATAGTACAAAGGGTGCCACCACCATATCAACTTGTTACACCATCATTATTAGGCAATTTTAGGATACATAAAAGAATCAAGGCTGTTGGTGAAAAATCTATTTTACATATTGGACTGAACACAGAATATCAAAAAACATTAGTCAAAGCACTATCCACACTTGGAAATTATTTCTTGATTGACTGGAGAAATGAGCTTGAGTATGGAAATTTACAGATGTTGTATAGAAAAATATTGGAAACAATAAATGAATATGACATTGATTTGATATTTATGCAGATACAGAGGCCAGATATAATAACAAAGGAACTAATTCAACACATCAATATAATTGCACCAGAAATAAAAATAATAAATTGGTGTGGTGATATAAGGGATGAAACACCAAAGTGGATGATTGATTTGGCTTCATTCAACAACATATATACATCATTCACAAATTATAGAGATGTTAATACATTGTTGAATTTAGGTTATAGCAATTCATTTTATATGCCAATGTCATTTGAAGAAGGTATTTTCAATGTAGCTGAATCAAAAAGAATTCATATGCCAAGTATTGTTTTTATAGGAACTAACTATGGTGACAGATTTGAATTAACAGAACTAAGAAAAAATGTCATAGCAAAAATGAAATTTAGATATGTTGATAAATTTCAGGTATATGGAACTGGTTGGGATACAATATTGAATGGTGTTAAACACATTCCAAAATCATATTCCACCCATATATACAGAGGTGCTAAAATAGCATTGTCAATTAACAATATAAATGCTTATAAATACACATCAGATAGATTATTCAATATAATGGCTTCAAGATGTTTCTGTTTGGCTCATTATTATGAAGGGATTGAAGAACAATTCAAACAAGGTTATCATCTGGATTGGTGGCATGATTTAGATGAACTTGATAAAAAGGTTGATTATTATTTGAATCATGCTAAGGAAAGAAGACAGATTGCTCAACAAGGATATGATGAGATATGGAAAAATCACAGATGGATAAATAGAATTGAGATAATAAAACAGAAAGTATTGAACCAGTGAAAGTTTTACACATTGGATTAAATTTTGAATATAACACAACAATGATTAAAGCTATTAAATCATTGGGTGAATATTGTTCTTTAGATTGGAGAAAAATTTTTTCAATTAAAGGTAAAACAATAATGGAACAATACATATTGGATACAGTTAAATCATACAAGCCTAATTTTATATTCATGCAAATTCAGAGGGGTGGAATAATAACACCAGAAATAATTAGCAGAATATTAAAAATTGTGCCTGGTGTTATTATTTTTAATTGGACAGGTGATGTATCAATATCACTTGATGAATGGTATTTTGATGTTGCTAAATTGTCTGATAATATTCACACTGGATTTTCAGATGCTGAATCAGTTTTGATTCTAAAGTCAAAAGGAATAAAAAATGTTTATCACATCCAAATAGGATTTGAAGAAACTATAATGTCATGCAAACCAGATGATGAATTTGGAAATGATATTGTGTTTTTATCTAATTTTTACAAACATTTTCCTATGGCTGAATTGAAAAAGAAAACATCAGATTTGTTGGCTGAAAAATATGGTGATAAATTTACTTTGTATGGAAATGGCTGGGGTGGAAAAACAGTTATGGTCAAGATGACTAAAGCACCAGCAATTTATAAGGGCTCAAAAATAGCTATTGGCATCAACAATATAGCCAATTATCATTACACATCAGATAGGCTGTTCAATGTTATGGCATCAGGATGTTTTTATTTGGTAAATTATTATGATGGAATTGAAAGAGATTTTGAAAATAAAAAACATCTGGTATGGTGGAAGACAACAGATGAACTGATTGAACACATAGATTATTATTTGTCAAATAATTCTGAAAGAATTGAAATTGCCAAACAAGGATATAATGAAGTGTGGAAAAATCACAGATGGAAAAATAGAATTGAAACAATAAAAAAGGATGTACTCAAATGAATTTAGTTAAAGATTACAGTCAGTTTGGTGAACAATATATGTTGTTAGATGTATTTGATAAAATAAAATTCAAACATCTAAAGAGTGTTGAGTTTGGTGCTGGTAATGGATATGCTTTATCTAACACCAGACACTTCATAGAACAGTGGGATTTTACAGGTGTTCTATGGGATATTGACCCAAAGAGCAAAGAAGTAAATTTGGAAAAGGTAATGCCATCAAATATAAATGAATTATTTGAAAAATATGAGCTGATTGGTGGATGTGATTTGATGTCTATGGATATTGATGGAAATGATTATTGGGTATGGAAAGAATTGAAATACAATCCAAGAGTTGTTATTGTTGAATTCAATAGATTTTTACCAAAAGGAATGTTGTTGACAATACCTTATGATAAAAACCACAGATTTGATGAAACAATTTATTATGGTGCAAGTTGGGATGCTTTGTTAGAACTTGGACAATCAAAAGGATACACACTTGTTAAAAATAATAATACAAATATGATATTTGTATTAAATGAAGAAATGGATGATGAATTAGTTCCTAAAAATAAACTTGATTATGAAATTAAACAAGATTGGGGCACAGATAAATTAAACAGAAAATGGTACAACATAAAAGAAGGGACAAACATATGTCTGAAGTGATTAGAGGTTTCAATGGTGATAGTTTCATTAAAGGTGAACTTGTAAAATTGGTAGAAAAGTTTGGTGTTAAAACAATTGTTGAAACAGGAACTTTTCATGGTGGAACAACAATGGAATTTTGTAAAATTGTTAACAAAGTTTTTACAATAGAAATAAATGAAACATATTACAAAGGTGCTGTTGAAGTTTTTTCAAAAAATAAATTGCCTATCACTGCTGTGAAAGGAACTTCACCTGTTGAGATGGAAAAAATAATTAAAGGGATTTACACCAAGATAGAAAAGCCAATTTTATTTTATCTTGATGCACACTGGCACAAATACAATCCTTTATTGGATGAACTTGCTGTTATAAGTAAATTCAAGTTGAATAATAGTTTAATTGCTATTCATGATTTCAAAGTGCCTGGAAAGAATTTTGGATTTGATAAGTTCAGTGATGGAACAGAATACACTTTTGAATTTATTAAAAAACATGTTGAAAGAATATATGGTTTGGATGGATATTCATATCATTATAATGAACAAGCTGATGGAGCAAATAGAGGCATTATTTTCATATATCCAAAACAATAAGGAACTAACTGATGCTGAGATTCAAACAGTTGTATAAGGATGGTTGCTCATGGCAAAATCTTGAATTTTTGAGAGCAACCAGAAGTCATCCAGAAGTCATCAAAAATCTTTTTCACTCAAAACAAATAACAAGAGTGGAACAGGAATTTTGGTATGAAAATGAGTACTGTAAAGATGAAAACCATAAAATATGGATTGCTTATGATGATAAATTAGAATGTCAGATTGGATATGTACAATACCATATAGAAAGTTTGGTACACAGAAGATGTTCTGTTAATTATGTTGTAGCACCACAATTTCAAGCATATAAATATGACAAGAAGTTAATCAGATGGATAATTACAAATGTTACAAATTTAGAAATAGATTTCAACAGGATACAAGCATTTGTGTTCCCTGAAGATAATGTAAGGGTATTAAATTATACAAGTTGTGGATTTGAAATAGATGGTGTGTTGAGAAAGTATGCATACAAGGATGGAATGTACAGAGATGTTTGGGTGATATCCAACATTATGCAGTCTTGACAAGTATGTAAATGAATAATTTTGTTTTGGAAAACACTTTGTTAAACATATTTTTAGCACAAAGAAAAAAGGAATAATTAAATGGCATTTTATGGTGATGTGACAAAGGCATCTAATTTAGCAGGTGTTGTTGTTACTGATATAACAGCAGAAATGCAAGAAACAATTAACAATTGGATTAAAGCAAATATTAAGTGGACTGGATTTGAACAGAGCCAAGATGTCATTGAATATTATGATATTAGAAAGTCAAATCAAGATGAACTGATATTAAATAATTTTCCAATAATTGGTGTTTCTGAGCTTGTTAATGATGCTCAATCATCCACACCCACAGTTCTATCCATTGATTCATATGTGGTTGATAAAAGCACAGGAATTATTCAATTGATAAAAAAGGTAAATTCAATTGTTTCAGGTTGTTTAGGTGAATTCAAAAAGGGATTTAATTCAGTCAAAGTCACTTACACACATGGGTATGCAACAGTGCCAGAAATAATTGCTCAAATTGCTACACTTATGGCAGCAAAATGGGCAAAAATTAAAGACACTCAAGCTGAAGGTGATGGATTGAAAGCAGTTAGAATAGGTGATTACAGTGAAACATTTGATTTATCTTTCATGAATATAAAAAGTGAATATGATGAAATCTTACTTCCAATGATTAAAAGGGCACAAGAATATTATGCCAATGGAGTGTAATGAATGTTAGATAGGTTGTTAAATAGATTAGCAAACATTAAAAGATATTCCAATATAAAGAATACATCAGGTGATGTTAGTAATAATTTGGTGAATATTGCAACATCTGTTAAAGTTAGGATAACAACCAATAAAAGGTCATCATTTGATTATGGAAATCAAACTGGTGTGATGAATTCAAGTTCACATTTAATATTTTGCAAGCCTATAATTGGAATAACAATTGAAGTTGGTGATGTTGTTGAGGATACAGTTTCATTGAAGAAATATAAAATTGATTACATAGATGATTTGCCTGGTGGTGTTGATAATAGTCATTGGCAGATATATGCCACCATTGTGGAGCCATAATGCCAAGTGTACCAAAAGGTTTCAAAGGTTCAGCAGGTGGTTCATTTGGATTTCAAGTTAAGAATACAAATGCTGTTATAAATGCCATAGCAAATTATGGCAGTAAATCTAATATGAAATTGAAAGCTGGATTTAAGTCAGCATTGATAGTGTTAGAAGCTGAATCAATCAGGCTTGTTAGAGGTAATGTTTATTGGAAAAATCCAATTGACCATAATAGAATGATTGGAACAATAACTAACAAGTTGGACAAATTTACATTTACAGCTATTGAAGGCAGATATGGAACAAATGTTGATTATGCTATATATGTTCATGAAGGAACTAAGTTGATGAAAATAGGTGCTCAAAGAAGTGGTAAAGCACATGGAGAGGATGGCAAAAGACCATTCTTGACTGATGCTTTGGCTAATAAAAAAGCAGAAATAATAAAAATGATAATTGATGCTTACAAATTAGAGATATACAAATGAATGTTAAAGAATCAAAAACAAATATCCTATTGGAAGCTGTTTACAAAATACTTTCTGAAGACAGTGCAAACACTGGCTATACAATGAGAGAAATGAATTTTTATGTTGGTGATAATATTAACAGACCAAGGCTTGAGATGGGTGCTGAATTTCCACAGGTGACTTTTGAAGTAGATGAATATGAAACTGATTTGTTAATACCAACACAAAAATATCAGTTGACAGTTAGTGGACATGTCAAAAAGGATATGGCATATGCCCAAACAACATTAGATAATTTGACAGCCAGAATAGAGTATTTGTTGAATAAGAAACCATCATCACTAAATCTTGCTGTACCAAGCAAAAAATTAAGATGTAGGTTGATTAACAAAATATCAGGGTTGAAAACCACTGATGAATTAAAAGAAGTTCATACAAAAAACTTAATATTTGAAGTTGTTCTTGATGATGAAATAATACAATGTAATAATTAAACACAAACTAAAACAGTGAGGTCAAAATGATACACTTTGGAATGGCAACAATGAAATTAGGTGCTGATGAAATAGGATGTTTACAGAATGTAAGCATGGATTTCAGTTTCAGTGTTGCTGAGTTATATTGTGGCAATGGCACATTTCCACAAGATGTTAGAGTTCATACAGGTAAAATAACAGGGAATGCTGAATTTGCTGACTTAACAGCATTGGCACTTGAGAAGTTATTGGGTGGCACCAGAACAGGTGACTCAGTAGCAATAACTGATACAAGCAAGCCTTCAACATTTCAGATGGAAGTTACACTCATCACAGATGGTGTTTCTTTTGTGGTTACTTTCAAAAAAGTTAGGTCAACAAAGTTGTCTTTAGCATTTGTTAGAGATGGACATTTGATTCCTAACTTTGATTTCAGTATTGAAGCAGACACAGATGGCTCTGTAGCAACTATTGATGTTGGTGATGTTAGTTAATTAAGAATGGTGCCTGCTGGTGCCAATTGGTGGACTGTTGTGGATGATGCATGCCTGTAACATTTGAAGCAACAGTTCACTTATAATAAAAACAGGTAAAAACAGGAACAGGTAAAGGAAAAAATTATGGATAACATGGTTGATGAAAAACAAGAGATAAAAGACATTTTGGGATTTGGAAAAGAGATGTCAGTGTTGGTTGGATTAACATCAGATGGCAAGCAGGACATTAAGAAATTTCATTTCACACCAGCACCACTTGAAGAAATTCCAAATTTGATGACTAAATTAAATGTATTTTTTGAAGGTGCTGATATGACTAAATGGACACCAGAGAACACTCAGAATGGTGCTGAAATTTTACTCATATCACTGAAAAGAATGCATCCAGAATTGACTGTTGATGAAATAAAGAAAACATTTTCACTTGGAGTAATGGCCAAAGCAGTTAGAATTGTTATGGATGTAAATGATTTTTTATCAGAACTGCAAGAAATGAACTCAGCAATGACAAAAGCAAACCTGACAACCCAAAAATAACCTTAAAAGGTTATGTACATTTGCTTGCAGAAAAATATGGATGGACAATTGAATACATAATGAAGTTGACCAGAAGACAGGTCAGAGTATTGTTGGAAGGTCAAACTGAAATTGTAGAATTACAGGACAAAGCTCAAAAGGATTATGACAGAAATAAAGGCAACAATAACACAAATGTTAATATTTCCAATGATGGCAACAAAGATGGAAAGTCAACTGGAAGTGGATTGTATGAATTAATGTCTTTGCCAGGTATGAAGATGAGTGAAAAGGCAAGGAATAAAATCAAAAGAGTGATGGAAAGTAAAATTAAAAAGAAAGAAGCAACCAATGCCTGACACTGGTGGAACAAAAAAATATATTGAGGAACTTTGGGTTGGTATTAAAGCAGATTATGCTTCATTACAAGCTGGATTAAAACAAGCTCAAAATGATATAAAGGGATTTGTTAATCAGCTGGGCTCAAGTTCTGAACAGATGAGAAAATTTGGTCAGACAACTACAATTGTTGCTGGTGCTATGGCTGGATTTGGTTATTTAATAAACAGTGTGTTTGCTGGTTTTGAACAAAGCATGGCAAACACATTTTCTGTTTTAGGTGCTACCAAAAAAGAAATGGATGACTTGGAGAAATATGCAAGAAAGATGGGTGAGACAACTATCTTTATGGCATCACAAGCAGCAGATGCTATGTATTATCTGGCTTCAGCTGGCTATAATGCTAATCAGGTCATGGGAGCATTAAAAGGTACACTTGACCTTGCTGCTGCAACACAGTATGACTTGGCTGAAACAACAAGAATAGTGGTATCAACATTAAATGCATACCAATTAGAAGCCACAGAAGCAACAAGGGTTGCCAATTTGTTTTCTGCTGTAATATCAGGGTCACAAGCTACAATGGAAAGAATTGGGGATTCAATGAAGTATGTAGCAACACAGGCAGCACAATTAAATATTCCACTTGAACAAATAACTGCTGCACTTGGTATGTTATATGATGCTGGCTTTCAAGCAAGCCAGGCAGGAACTTATTTGAGACAAGGCTTGGTAAGATTACAAAAGCCAACTAAAGAGGCACAAGATGCTATATTGTCCATGGGATTAAGTTTGGATGATGTAAATCCACAGATGCATTCTTTGGTTGAAATTATAAAGAATTTTGAAAATGCTGGTGCTGGTGCCATAGATAAAGGTGATGAACTTGCTAAGATTTTTGATGTAAGAAGTGCTGGTGCTTTTGCTACACTTATCAGACAAGGCTCAGATGCATTAGATATAATGGAAACAAAAATTACAGGCACATCTAAGGCATCAGAGATGTCAAAAATTCAAATTGATACATTCAAAGGGTCATGGAAATTATTAGAATCAGCAATGCAGGAAACAGCCATTCAGATCGGCAAAAGTTTACAACCTATTTTAAGAACACTTCAGTTCACTTTAACAAATGTTGTTAAAGCATTTAATAGTTTATCACCAGTATTCAAAACAATATTATCAAATACACTGGCTGTAGCCACAGGATTTGGGCTCATAGTTGGACCAATGGCACTATTAGTTGCTAAAATACCAACATTGATTGCTTCAGTTACAGCACTTGGAACAGCATTTTATGTATCATTAGGATGGGTGGTTGGTGTATCAATAGCTGTTACAGCACTGGTTGTTGCTTTTGGATCAATAACAAATGCCCAACAAAAACACAATGATACATTGACTGAAAGTGTAGCAAGATTAAAAGAAAATAACAACAGGCTGATACAACAAAAGGAAAAACAAAAAGAGGTTATTGATTCATATGTTAAATTAGCTGAAACACAAAATAAAACAACGCAACAGGTTGAAGCTCAAAAGAGTGCTTTCAATAAAATCAAAGTTTTATATCCATCACTTATTTCTTCAACAGATGATTACAACACAGCACTTAGCAGATTAAAAGTGACATCCAAAGAAACAGCAGAACAATTGGAAAGTTTGTATCAGAAAAAAGCAAAATTAAGGGAATTGGAACTGAGAATTGATATAACAAAAGCCAAAACTGATTTAAGGGTATTAAATAGTGATATTAAAAATACAGAAACTGAATTTTCAAAGATATTTGGTACATCACTGACCAAATTAGATAAATCAGTGAACTTGAGTCAGATGTTGCCTGAAACTATGAAAAGCATGAGTGATTGGACAAAAAAAGGTGTTTATAATATTGAAGAATTTAGACAAAATCTACAAAGGATTTTAATTGATCAAGATGGTTCAAATAAAATCATGGGTGACCAAGAAATATTGTCCAATAGCATAACAAATTTAGAAGATGAAAGAAATGAACTGTTACAAAAACAAAGTGAAAACAATGGCAAGTTAGGAACTAATGAACAAAAAAGATTAGATGTATTGATGAGAACTGTTCCTGAATTAGATAAATTGAATGCTGTTTATTCAGATGTTACAGGAATGGCTGGAAAACAATTGGAACTTCAAACTGAAATACTTGCTAAGGAACAGGAACTGAAGGATGTTAAAGAAAAGGGAATCAAGCCACCAGATAAAATTGAGCCAATATATGCTGAGCCAGATGGCATTCCAACAGATGAAGAAAAATCAAGAGTGGAACAGCTTGAAAGAGAAATTTATGAGTTGAAAAAGAAAAGTATGGAAAATCAATTGTCCATATTAGAACAATTTGTTGATGATTCTGAAGAGGCTGAATTGAAATATTATGAAGCCAAATATAAGATGGAACAAGCTGATTTGGAATTTTATTCTAAACAACAAAAACAGAAACTTGTTGATTTGAAAGCATCCAAACAAGAGATAGACAATGTTGATAAATTAGCTGTTGAAAGTGGTTTGGCACTTGAAGATAAATATCAAAAAGGCAAAAAGGATATTTCAGACAAGTGGTTCAGAAAGAATATGGACAAAAAGAATAATGAATTCAAATACAACTTGAAATTAAACAGTGAAGATTTAATTGCTTGGAAAGAAACACTTGACAATAAAAGGATTGCACTTGAGGATGCTGGTAAGAAATACACTGATGAATGGTCATCAATTGTAGATGCAATCAATGCTACAACAGATATGATAAATGCACCTGCTGTTAATAAAATGAAGTTTGGCATTGAGATGTTTAATCAAGACAAAGAAGGTTTTGATGGCAAGGCACTTGAAGAATATTATTTGTATTTACAGAAACAATTAGAACTTACTCAGGAATGGTCAGACAATTATGTTGACATTCTTTTACAAATGGAAGATGTTAAACAACAAATCACCAATAGGGAATTGGAAAGAAACAGAGTGTTGTTTTTATCAATACAAGATATGGCCACAGCAACATCCAATGCTGTATGGGCAGGTTGGAATGCTATGTGGTCAAAATATGTAATTGGAGCAAGAGAGGCTAAAAATGATTTGGATGCTGTTTGGATAGCTATGAAAAATGCTTTTCTAAATGCTGTTATGGAAGCACTTCAAGCTGAAATTACAAAGCTATTTTTCAAATTGGTAGCAAGTTTATTTGGCCCAGTTGGTAGTGTTATTGGTGGTGCTGTAATGGGTGCTGCAACAGCAATGCCAGCCAGTCCTGCTGGAGCAGTTGGTGCTGATGTTAAGAAGACAGGAAAGATGATTGTACATAAAGATGAATTAGTTGTACCAGCAAGAATAGTCAGAGCAAATGATGATAAATATAATGAAGCTATGAGAAAAGGATCAGACAGAAAACGATATGGCACTTCAAATTATAATTTTAGTGTTGTTGTAAATAATCCATCTGTCAATGATAAAAAATATTGGGAGAAAGTTGTTGAAGAACATGTTGAACCAGCATTTGTGAAATTAAAAAAGAGATTTGACTGATGAAAACACTTAATGCTAATTCATTAAATATTCAAAAAAATAATAATATTTTCATAATTGAAAATATATTTCTTTTCAAGTTATTTGATCAGAGTACTGTTATTGAAATAGTTTCAACTACAACAATAAAAATGAATGGTGATTTAACCATTTATTTGAGCTCAGGTGATGAAATATTGTTTCCAAACATAGACTTTTCCAATGGAAATATAATAGACACAATATCATACAATTCTGGAACAGATGAGACAACCATAATTTTTACAATAGCATTGATTTCATCAGTATTTTTGAATTCAAATATATCATTAAAAATTGATATTACAGATAGATTATTGAAAGATGGAATAAGTGATGTTGTTAATAAAGTTGAAGGTGTTAAACTTAATAATTTTGATTCAGGTAAATTAGACTTTTTTGTTGATAATAAAGATGGATATTTTTCAAATAAAACTAAAACAGGATTGATTGATGATGGTGATATATTTTATGTTAAATATTTATTAAAATTCAAAGCATCAAGTCAGCCAGATATGATATATTTTGGTGGAATATTATCATTGACTGATTCACAACCAGATTATTATAACAAAACATATTTTTTTAGAGCACTGGGACATAGTAAAGAATTGGAAAGATATTCATCATTTAATGTTACTGATACAGTTAATAAGGATTTGTCAATTATATCAGGCATTGAAATAGTTGAATTCACACCATCAACAGATAGTGAAGTTGGTGTGAAAAAAATAGAGTACAAGCCATTTGTATCCACAAATCCATTATCTGGTGTTAGTGTTGTCAGTGTTTCTATTGATACAACACCAGGTGTTAAAAAGTTGGAATTTATGTATCCAAATTCATTCAAATGGGACAATGGGGCTTGGACTGATGTTGTAAATACAGATTTAGATGCTGAAGGAAACAAAAGAATATATGCCAAAGATGGTAGTGGTGATGTTCTATTTATTACTCTGAATTTTGGTAAACAAAATGAATTGAATTCATTTCCTGATTTGGATATGGAAGTTTGGATGAATGTATTAGAAAATGTTGTTGATGCTGGTGATAAAGTTGTAACAGAATATGGTGAACCAAAAATTTCTTATGATGGTGGAATATCAGAAAGTATTAAGATACATTTTGCCAGAATAGTAAAGTGGGATTCAGATTTGGATGTATATACAGATATAACAGATTTGGTCAATGAAGGATATAAACTTGATTTGAATACTGATTTATTTGATGAAGTTGATGATGTGTTATTTATTATTGCGCCAGAAAAGTTTTGGGCAATGGAAATGTTATTAAGTTTAGATGGTGGTGGTGATGCTGGAAATGTATATGATTTTCAATACAGTCAAGGTGGCATATTATTTTCTGTTGTAATGAATTTTGCAAATAGTGGATTTGTTGATGGAACATCAGGACTGACTCAAAGTGGAATACTGAAATGGAATGATTTAAGTAATTGGACAATGAATAATATAGGAACTAATGATGGTGAATCATTCAAAGGTTATATGATAAAAATAACTAACACCACATGGGTTGATTCACCTAAAATTCAAGAATTGAAAAAAGTGTTAAGACTTAGGGGCAAAACAGGTGATTATTTACAATTAAAATTTTACCAAGATAAGATTTATACAAAAGATGCTATTGATGAAGTTGTTATAAAAGATGTTAATGGAACTTTAACACCATCAATATGGTATCAAAATATAACTATAAAACAGTTGCTTGAACTTACTTTGGATCAAGCTAATTACACCACTGATGATAGATATTTGACTGACTTAAAAATAATAAAAGCAAATAGATATTTTAATATTTGGGGCAAACCACCAAAAAGAAATTACTTGTATAATCCATCAAGTGTTGTTATTGATAGTACAAATAAATATGTTTATATAGCAACTAAAACAGATATATGGAGATGTCATATAACAGGCACTTGGGAACTTGTTGTTTCAGTGAAATATGAATATCCTATTGCTGAACAATATATGTTTATTAAAAAATTCTGGATAAGTAAAGATGATGGACTGTTGTATATATATTCAGAATTTATTCAAAAACCAATTTTGCCTTATGTCAGTCAGGTGAATTATGTTGGTTTTTTTCATTCATATGATTTAGGAACAGAAACATTAACACTAATAAATGGAACATCATTTTTATATGATGGATTGAAAGCACTTAGAAATGGATGCAGATATTATAATGGAGCATCTTACACTGATGTTATAGGTCATGGTTGGAATAATAGTGGTGGTGGAAGCATATCTATAAATAGAGGCAGTGAAAATTTATGTGTTCCATTTGAACAAATATTAAGGATATATAGAGCAGGTGACACTGATGCATCTTGTGCTATAATGATTGATTTAGCAGATGATTTATCTGGTTATATGTCATTTTTATTTCATTCTATTTTTAATGAAGGTGGTTTATTTGTTGATAAAAATGGGCCAGAATATAATGCTAAAAATAATTATTTGTGTATAGAAAATAGTGGTATTGGTGTAAGTGATCAACCAATGAATTTGTTAATAGATTATAATCAAAAAGGCAATTTGATTGTTATAGATAAAGTTGGAAATGATGCTGATATTTATATTGTTAAAAGAAATGAAGATTCAGATAGCAATATATGTTATTATTTATATAGTATGAAAAATTTGACTAAATTAGGGTGGAAAAGTTATAATGAACAACACCATCCAATTAGTCATCATTATGATAGTGATAATGAAATATTTTATTTAGGATATACAGTGTGGGGTGACAGAGCAACAGGAACTGGAGCAAGTGATGCTGCAATTCCAGCATATAGTTACATAACAAAATTGAAATTGAATGTTAAAGTTGGTGATTTTGGAAATGTTGCTTATTATAATGCTGGAACAGGAATTTATAATGATAAAACAACATTAGCAAATGCTGGTTCACCATTAGGTACTATTTTTCAAGCAACAAATGATTCTGTAATATTTGGTTCAATTAAAAAAATTAGACAAATTTATATGAATCTTGAAGATAATGCTAATACATATGATTATCAATATTGGAACGGTACTACATTTGTTAATTTACCTAATGTTGGAAATGGATTTAAGGATGATGATAAAATAATTTCCTTTTCAATACCAAATGATTGGCAAACAGAAGATCATGGATTTGGTGATTTCTATTATGTTTGGATGAAGTGTACATCATATTTAGCCACACCAACACACACCAATTGTCAATTAAGAGAAAGAGTGATTTGGGACAGCATAGCTGATAATACAAGTGGAGATGGTATGTCCAGATATATGCCAACATGGATGGTATTAAATATTGCTGAAAATACAATTCACGGTTGTTTATTTAATAGACAAAGCACAGACACATTTCCATATCAATGGTGTTATTTTGTTTTAGACTTAACAAGTGAAATTTTATATCCTTCAAGAACTGGTGATAATTTTAATTTTGATGCTTCATATAGTTATAAAGATTTTATTTATAATTCATTTGATGGATTTGTTTATTGTTTTGCTGAAAGCAAAAGACACAAAGAAAAAATTGGATTTTTAGTTAAGGCTGAATATGATTCAGGCACCAATGCTATAACACTTACAAAAGAAGGTGAGCCAAGAAATAAAGAGTGGGGCAATGTTGATTTATCTTTTGATGATGAAAATGGAAATATTTATGGAATTTCAAAAGACAAGGAATATAGTTTGTGGGAATATTCAACTGAATTTTATCAAAGAATTGAAGTTGCTAATTTTTCATCTGTTGAAAATATTAGAAATATAATAAATGAATTGGCATTATTTTCTAATTGTATGTATATTATTCACTCAGAAAGATTTATCAGATTTATTAAAAGAGATGAATACAATGGAACAATAGATTTGACTTGGGATGAAAATGTATTAACTGAAAAACCAGATGTAGTTAATTGGGAACATTTTTATGATGCTGTAAAAGTTGAATATAGAAGTTTAATAATTGAAGATGATGGTGATAAAAAAGCAGGATACACTGGATGGCTTAAAAAAATAATGGACATAAATAGTATACTGATTCAGAATGAACATATAGCTAAATTGGTTGCTGATAATTTATATGATTTTTATTCTAAATATAGATTAAATATTAAGGAATTAAAAACAATTCCATTAATACAATTAGAATTATTGGATAAATATAATTTATTTATGCCAGCAAATATAATTGATTTAGATGAAATAACTAATTTTTTAATAATAGGAATATCAAAAAGATCAGATTTTAATATTGTGTTGGAATCATTGGAAATTGTTGAAGATGAACCACCAATTATTATATCATAATTAAAGGAAAATTACAAATGAGTCATCCATGGGAACAACTTGTTTTAGGTGGTGTAGATACACCAAGATTTTTGGTATTAAATGAAACTAATTTTTGTAATAATAGATTTTTTAGTACCAATGTTATTTCTTGGGTGAATCATATATCAGGTGTATCATCTATGGTTAGAACTGAGCACACAAAAGCATATGGTCAATATATGTTAAATTTACAAATTGAATCAGGTAATGGATATATTGAATATGTTTATGATTATGGAAGTTCAATAGCTGATAAAATATTTTTATTTAGTATAAGTGTATTAAATTTAATTAACTTATCAAAAATAACATTAGAAATAGCAGGTAGCAGTGTAATTATATCAGCTGATTATGATTTGAATTATAATATAATTGAAAAATGTTTTATTGTTGGTAATTCTGTTGGTCAAACAGGGAATGAAATAAAATTTAGAATTTATGGTGTTGAAAAAGAGCCTGGTGATCCTGGTGATGCTAATATATTTTTTGATAATATTATGATGTATGAAGTTATAAATGATTATTCTTTTAATCAACCACACGATAGTGGTGAATTGATATTTAATAAAGATATTATTGGTGAAAGTACATTATTAACAGGAATGAAAAAAGAATATAATGTAAAATGGATACCAAATTACATATGTACATATGAATATTTGAATAATTTACATGAACAATATAGACAAGAATTAAGTGAGTGTCCATTAGTATTCTGTTTGCCTCATAAAGATGCTAATTTTGGATTTTTAGGAAAGTGGGGTGTAAATGAATTTATTAGGTCATATTCATTCAATAGATTTTTTGGTCATTTTGGAATTATAAATATTATTGGGTGTGAATATTTTATAAACAAGCCAATAAGTCAAAGTAGTGATGTTGTGTATATAGAAGATGATTTGTTGTATATATAATAAATAAATATAAAGGTATAAAAATGAAAAAAATAATTGTAATTATAATGTTAATATTTTTAGTTGTAAGTGTATTTTCTCAAACACTTACAACAAGATATTCTAAAGTCATTAGAAATACATTTGGTAAACCAGTTTCAGGATTATTAGTTCAATTATATAATACTGAAACAACTGTTTTAGCTTATAATTTATTAGAAAGTGAAAGTACACCAGGCACTTATTATCACAATTCAGTGTCTATTGGACAATATGATATATATATAAATAGTATTAAAAAAGAATCAGGAATTTGGATTGGTGGCAATAAGCTGTCTATAATATCTAATAAGTTCAATAGTAATGGTGAACTTGGAAATACTGGTATTCAAAATAATGCTGTAACAACACCAAAAATATTAGATGCAAATATTACAATTCCTAAATTATCACAAGCTGTTATAGATTTGGTTAGTTCTGGTGGAAATGTAACTAATAATCCAGATGATATAACTTTAGAAACTAAGCCAGGAAGTGTGATTGGAGTGAAGGATGCTTGGATAAATACTGTTTTTTCTGAAATAGAAATTAAAATTGGTAATATAAATTATGAAACATTATCTGAAGCTGTTGCAACTATTGGTGGTAATTATAAAACAATAATAATTACTGAGAATCAATCTGTTGTAAGTGATTTGATTATACCCAGTAATATTATTATGAAATTTACAAAAAATTCAATATTATCTGTAGATTATGAAAAAACTTTAACTATAAATGGATATGTTGATGCTGGATATTATCAAATATTCGATACAAGTGGAAATATAGATTTGTCTAACAGTAAAAATTCTGAAATAAATCCTATTTGGTTTGGTGCAAAATCAGATTCAACACAAGGTGGTGTTACTCAAAGAGCATTTCAATCTTCAGTAAATAGTCTTGGAAGTAGTGGTAAATTATTAAAAATTCCAGAAGGTATTTATTTGATTGATGAAACACCATTTAGTTATCAAGGAATAAATTTACAATATAATACTAATTGGGAAGGTGAAGGTGATAAAACAATTTTATCTTTTCCTGGTGCAACAGTTGCTGTTGGTTCTGGTAATGATTATAGAAGTAATTATGATTTAAGAAATGCTACTTTTAAAAATTTTAAGATGATGGGTCAAGCAAGTTGGATAAATAAAACAACACCATCAAGTTCAACAATACAAGTTGGACTTTATTTACATTGGGGTACAGGTCAAGCAATGTGGAATAAAGTTGTGTTTGATAATATATCAATGGAAAATTGGTCATCAACAACTATTGCTGGTTTATATTGTAGAGATGTATTGATACAAAATTGTTCATTCAAAAATTGTGCATGGTATCAAGGTGCTGCTATAACAATGGCAGGAATAGATATGAGAATATTTAACAACTATATATCTGAATGTTATTTAGGTATGGAATTGGTTTGTGAAGCAGCACCACCAGCACCAGACACAACTTATAGTTTATTAGTTAGTCATAATATTGTTAAAGCACAATATTATGGATTAAGAACTTATTCAGGTAATAATATAAATATAAGTGATAATGAATTTACTTGGCAAAATTTAACAGGTACTGATGATAATATTCAAAGTGGAACTTTGATTCAGATGGCTTCTACAAATATTACAAATTTATCCATATCCAGGAATGTTTTTAATGGTTCACAAACTCAAGTGACTTTTTATGAACAAACTAATAATTGGAACTATCCAGATACATCACACATAATAAAAAATACAATTATTGAAAATAATATATTTATGAATGCTGGTGCTTTTGGAATACAATTTAACAAAAATTATTATTTACCAACAACAGAATTCACTATTAAAAATAATACATTTTATAGATGGTCAGTTGGTTATGGTACAGCAATAGGAATTAATGCTATTAGTATTACTGGACTGCCTAAATTAAATATAGAAAATAATATGTTTTTTACAGAGACAGGATATTCAACTAATGCTTTATGGTTAAAAAATATTGATAGTTTAATAATTAAAAACAATTCATTTCCAAATAGATGGATATATCAAGGAACTAATAACTATATTGATGTTAGTTTTAACAATTATCCTTCAAGTATAACTAAAGCATATCAATATTATACTGCTCCCAGTACTTATGAAGATAGGCAACAAATAGCAAATGTAGATATGAATGGTTTACATTCACAAGGATTAACATTAAGAACTAAAGTTATAACAAATGATGATGAAGTTATTGGTAAAATAGTTTTGGACAGTGATGATTCAAAGATTAAAACTTGGGATGGAACAGAATGGATTACATTAAGCAATAAAAAACTTTTAATAAAAGAAGTTGAAGATGATATTGAAGTGGGTGAATTATTAGATTATGGTGTTGGTATTTATATGAAAGATAATTTATTTAAGATAGCAACTGTAATTGATGGTGGATTAAAAATAAAGAAAATGAATTTATTAAATAATGATTCTGTTTTTACAGTTCAAGATACATTGGGTGCTGAATTATTAACAGATAAATCATTTGAAATTTTTACAGGTACACCAGATGATGGAACAACAGATGATTGGACAAATTGGATAGAATCACCAACATTAGGCAAAATTGATGCCACAATAGACTCTAAATTTGGATATGCTGTTAAAATTATAAATTCAACAGGGGCAGATGTTAATGTGATAAGGACATTAGGCATAACAGTTACACCTGAAACAAATTATAGATTGACTTATTGGACAAAAGGTGATGGCACATATCAAGGTAAAATAACTTTACGAGATGTGACTAATTCAACTTATTTTGTTTTGAATGAACCAACTGGTGTTACAGATGATATATGGACTTTAGTCACTTATGATTTTACATCACCTGCTGGATGTTTGTCTATATTAGTTTATTTTTATGGTAATACAACAAATATAAGTACAATTATGTATGATTCAATTTCATTGAAGGAAATATTATGAAAAAAATAATTTTAATGCTATTTTTATTATCATCTATAAATTTTTCACAAGTTAATAAATTAAATATAGTAATAACTGTATTGAGTAATATTTTGCCTAATGCATCTACATCTTTAATAGCTAATGGTTCATTAGGTAAAATTACACTGATAAATTATGCAATTAGTGGAGCAACTTCATATAATATTTATAGAAGTACATCTATAAATCCAACTACATTATTAACTAATACACAATTAACTACTTATATTGATACACCTTTATCAGCTGGAACATTATATTATTATAGAATTAAAGCTGTCAATAATAATGGTGTTTCTAATTATTCTAATAATGCATATGATACATCTGGAAATTATAATGGCACAGAACTAATCACCAATTCAATTAACAGAACTATGGAAGTAGGTACAGAAAAAATTGTAGGCAATCTTGGGTTTGAAATTTTTACAGGTACACCAGATGATGGAACAACAGATGATTGGACTGAATATTTGGAATCTGGTACATCAGGAAGTATAAATGATGCTACAGTTTCTAAACACAGTGGCAATTATGCTATGAAACTTATTTATGTGACTGGAGTAAATTCAACAAGAAACTATGGAACAACATTAACACCATTAAAAAGGTATAAATATTCTTTTTGGTCAAGAGGTGATTTATATAAAAGTTTGAAATATAATGTACGAGACAATGCAAATGCAACTTATCTTATAAGTGATTCAACTAAAAATAGAAGTACAACATATACTAAAACAACATATGAATTTACTACTGCTGCAAATTTTACAAGTATGCTGTGGTATTGGGGAACAAATGGCTCAGTTGCTCAATCAGTTTATGTGGATGATATTTCTTGTAAAGAAATACCAATTTATTTAGGTAATGGTAATCACAGTGTAGATACTTCATCAATTTATAAACAAGCAGGCAGTTATTCATTCAAAATTGTTTCAACTGGTGTAGGTAATGGAACAACAAATACTATTTCACTTTCAAATAGTCAATTTACAGCTGTTACAAATGGATTGCATTATAGATTTAAGATTTATGCATTTACGACAACTGCAAATACAACCTTAACATTCAAATTAGGTGATATAGTTTTAACAAAATCAGTATCAACAATTGGTCTGACAGAAATAAATTATGATTTTGTTGCGACAGCAAGTACAACAGGGAATTTGTTTTTATATTCAAATCAATCAGCACCAATTTGGTTTGATGAAATATCTGTGAAATCTGGACAATAAAAAAAACTTTTATTTAATATTTGTATATTATAAATAACACAATAATAAAAAATGAAAGGAACTAAAGATCATGGGCAAGATTGAATTAAGACAAGCCATTGAGCAAGCAAAAGCTATTGTTTTGCAAGATGCTAAAGTCAAAGAAGCATGGAACATTGTAAAAAGTATTAAATCATTCAAATCATTTATGTTAGCATTTGCTTCATTTTGGATATTATTGAAAGCTGTTGTGATGGCAGTTGAAATAGTACAAGCTGAATATAAATTGTGTACAAAAGATGAAAGAATTGATGTTGCATCAGAACTTCTTGATGAATTAGTTGAATTCAAAGGATGGTTTTCAATATTTGAACCATTTGATGATATTTTATTTAAGCTGTTAATAAGTTCAGCTGTACAAGGTATAAATGATTTGTTAGGTAAAGACTGGATGAATAAATTGGTTTCTGAAAATATAAAAGATAGAAGCATTGAAATGATGCATCTTATTTAATTATGATTTAATATAATTGAATAATGCCCAGTGATGAAAGTTGCTGGGCATTTTGTTTGTATCTTATAACAGGCAATAAGAAAGAAATAAATGTCAAAAATAATTTTTAGTGAACTTGATGAAGAACAATTTTATATAAATTTTGTTAATATAAATGGAAGTGTTTTTTCACACACATTATCTGAAGTAAAAAAAATGCCAGTTAGACACTTTGATAAAATTAAGAAAGTTTACACAGTGCCAATTAGGGATTTAGCACTGTTAATTAAAAACATTAAAAATAATAAATATATATTTAATTCTAATATAAAAGCACATCCATCAGTCAAACAACACTTCTTTAATTATTTAACATGGAAAAGAGAACAAATAAATATTAAAAATAATTTATCCAATTTAAGAGATGGATACATTATAAGCAATTTAAGAGAAAAAATGAACAGCAATCCAACATTATATCCTTTTCAAGTTGTTGGTGCTTATTTTCTTTATAAAGCAAAAGACTCAATGTTGTGCGACATGGTTGGTTTGGGCAAGTCAGTTCAAAGTTTAACAGCTGTTGAAAAACACATGAGTGATAAATCAATAAATTTTTGTATTATAATTTGTCCATCAACACTTAAAAGAAATTGGGAACAAGAAATTTCAAAATGGACAACTAAAACATGTGTTGTTATTGATGGTGATAAAAATAAAAGAAAAAAATTATACAAACAGGCTTATAAATATGATTATTTGATTATAAATTATGATTTATTGAATTGGGATATTGACATGATAGATGAACATATTTTGCAAAAAGGATATGTTTATGCTCTGATTATGGATGAAATTCAATATATCAAAAATCATCAAACAAAAAGAAGTAAACACACTAAAATGATTTCAAGGTTTGCAAAGTATTCTATTGGAATGAGTGCTACAGCAATTGAAAATAGTATGATGGATTTGTGGAGTATATTTCAAGCTATTGATTTCAACATATTTGGTGGTGATGGATTGTATTGGCATTTTAAGGAAAAATTTATTGAAACAGATTGGTTTGGTAATGCTGTTGGATATAAAGATGAACAAACTATTAAAGAAAGAATGGCACCATATTTAATACGCAGGATGAAAGAAGATGTGTTGGATGAATTACCAGATAAGATTGAAAATAATTATTGGGTTGAGCTTTCACATATACAAAGAAAGTTTTATGATGAAATAAGTAATCAGGTTGTAACACAAATTTCAGATATGGAAAAGGCAGAAAAGATAAAATATGCTGAAATTTTGCCTATGATTACATATTTAAGGCAATGTTGTTTGTCAGCTAAGTTAGTTGGTCATCCAGAAAATATCAGCACAAAGACAGATCAATTGATTGATTTTCTTGCTTCACTTGATGATAAAAGCAAGATCGTTGTTTTCACTCATTTCATAGGAATGGTGGAATTGTTAAAAGAAACACTTGACAAATATAAATATAAAAATATTTGTATTCATGGAAATCAAAATTCACCTTTGTTCTGTGGTGTTAATGATAGAGTTAAAGTGATAAATCAGTTTAATGCTGATGAAAGTTGTAAAATATTAGTCACATCAGATATTTTAACTGAAGGTGTTAATATAACATCAGCCAATTATGTAGTAAACTTTGACATGCTTTTTAATCCAGCTAAAATGGAACAAAGAGTGGGCAGGATTGATAGATTGGGCACAAAGCATAAAGTAATCAACATTGTAAACATTATTGCTGAGAGAACAATTGAAGAACAAGTATTTGAAACTGTTTGGGAGAAAAGAAAAATGAGTACAAATATTCTTGATAACAATAGGATGGAAAACAGGTTGACAATAAAAGACATTAGGAACTTGATTGATTTTAGAAAGTAACACCACTTTGAAATGTCAGTCAAATTTGATCTATAATGTTCTGTGCATAAAAAGGTATGGGTGAGCAAAGTTACACAGTCAAATGACTGGTTTATGGCTCAAATCTGTCACATGTATTAGTATCATTGAACCACAATTTTTAGAATTTGAAAATAAAATGAGCTCAAAAATGAATTTCCAATTGTATATTAGGTCAGAACATTCTCACACCCAAAATGGTTTGGTGATTAGATTCAATGTCACACCCAACATTGCTTTGAAAACCAAACCACTTTTTATTTTATACACAAATCAAAACAATAAAGTGAATTTATGATAAATAATCAAGTTGAATTCTATCCATTTTACAGAGGTAACAAGCTGAAAGTAATTGTGAAATTGGATTTATTGGATGCTATGGAACAGATATTTGAACAAGTTGACTTTCAGGATGAGATTGAAGAGATTGAAATAATAACAAGTGTCAATAGTGAGATTGAAGAAAATGAGAACATTGGTGCTTCATCTTCTGTTAATTTCAGTTTACTGAAATTTAATACTTTAATTGAAATAATCAATCAAAGAAAAAAAGAAAAAATAAAAGAGAAAGAAAGAAAAGAAATATACAAAGAAAAGAAAGACAGAGAAAAACAACAAGAAAAACAGAAAGTTTGTGGAAATAAAAGTGATGAAATTATTGATGAGAATGACAATTCAGTTGATGTGACAGATCAGGTATTTGTAAAACACAGTCAAGCGCAACAAGTCAATGCAAAACACAAGAAATATTTTGAACCAAAGCCAGATGAACTAATCAACAAGTGGACATCTGAAGATTTTTTGAAATACATGCAAAACAAATACAAAGACACTTATGGATACAATAGCATGGAATTTACAGTATTTGGTGGAAAGAAATATGCAAAATCAGCATCTGGTGTAATTAGAACAGTCATAAAAAGACAACTGATTGATGTATTTGTTAATTCAAATATGGTCAGACAGGATTTGAAAAATTACATTGACTGGATGTATGAAAAGAAAAGTGGTGAATTGAAATTCCCTGTAACATTGAATTTTATTTGTAACAAGGGAATGATGACTGAATGGACACATGATTTGAAATACAGTTCTAAGGGTAAAAATAACAAAAACTTTCAATTTTCAAAGAAAGTACACAGTAACATTAAGAAGTGAAATTGTATATTAACAAAACGGTAAATTTTGGAAGGTGTGTGAATGGAAATAAATTTGATGGAGAAACTGAAAAAAAAGTATGGAGTCAACAAACTTAGACAGGTAATGACTTTGTACAATATTGGCTTGCCTGAAAAATATTGGTTTTCACCAATAACAGAAACTGAAACACTGGCTGTAGAACAATTGAAGGGAATGATACAAAGTGGTAGTTCAGTAGCAATTGTAACAAATAACATAACAGAAGCCAATAAAATAGTTTCCATTTTGGTTAGGGAATTATTGAAATCAAAAACAGTTTGTAGATATTTGGATTTTGTATATGTTGTGAATACAATGATTGATAAGTTTGGTCAAATGAATATGGAACTGATTGGACAGATGAACAGTTGTGAGTTGATTTCCATAACCAACATAAGATCGTATGGAAAAATGTATGATAGAATGATGGGTGTATTTAGTTCCTTTGTAGATAGCTTATTCAATGGTGTTATGGATAAAAGCATTGTAATGTGTATAGAAGTTGAAAGCAATGATCTGGGTGATATTGGTAAAATATATGGTGATGAGCTGTATAGGACAATAGAATCATCTTTTGAAATTTATCAATATATAGTTGGTGTGCAGAATGAAACTGAATGATGTTGAGATAGAAAGAAGTGTAATCAAGTGTTTGTTACAGATTCAAAATTTTAGCAATAGTGTCTTCATAAATAATTCCATAATTGAAACTCATTTTACAGATTTGTTTCACCAAAATGCCTTTTCTGCCATAAAAAAGTTCTACAATAAGTATGGCACAATTCCAACAATTGAAAAATTACAAGTTGAAATAGTACCACATATCAAATTTGATGCAAGATTCAAGACACCAGAAAATCAAAGAAAAATTTGGTTGAAATCAGTTGAGAGGCTATACAATAAACTGCCAGAAGGTGTAGCAGGCAACAAAGAGTCAGATGTTGCAATGTTAGAACACATGAGAAAAACAAGGTTGGTTCAGAACTTGTTGTATGTTAGTGAAAAGAATTTGGACAGTGGAAAGTTAGATTTGATCAATGAAGATATTTCATTTGCACTGAATGAAATGAAGGTGGTTGAAAATCAGATGATGGAAGGGAATATTGTTGATGATTTTCAACAACATGTCAATCTGATAAAACAAAAGAAAAGAAAATTGATCAAACCAGTTCCAACAGGAATTTATGGTGTTCACTATGATTCAGATTTGGATGAAGGCAAGATAGTTCATTTGGACAATTTTTTAGATGGTGGATTGTTCCCTGGTGAGTTTTATTTTCTTGTTGGAGAAAATAATGTTGGTAAATCATTCCTGCTTATGGAAATACCATTGTATGCTTCAATGGTCAATAAAAACAACTGTATTTTGTTTACTATTGAAATGAATAAAATTTACCAACAAATGAGAATTTATAGCAGGATTTCAGGCATACCATTTGACAGATTTAGAACTGGTGAAATAACAAGGGATGAACTGATATTAGTAAAAAAGAAATTGAACTGGTGGCAAAAGAATTGTGGAATATTACATGTTGTTTCCTTTGATAAAGGTGCCACAGCAAATGACATAGAAATGAAAGCAAAGGATGCTGAAAACAAATATGGTGTTAAATTTGACTTATTTTCAATTGATTATCTAAATGACATGAAACCTATGGGCAAATACCAAAATTTGAAGGGCTGGGATGCCATGGGTGAAATAAGTTGGGATTTGGCACAGATTGCAAAAAGATGGAATGACAGGGCAGGCATTCCTGTTTTGACTGGCAATCAAAAGAAAACAACCAAAGCAGGAACTGGATCAACTGACTGGCAGGATGCAGCATTTTCACCTTTGCCAGCACAACACGCAAGTGTTGGTTTGGGCATTGGTCAATCTAAAGAAGATGCTGAATATGGTAGAATAAAATTTGAAATTTTCAAAATGAGATTTGGAAAAAAGGGTGTATCATTTTATACATTCCCTGACTTTGCAAAGAGCAGATTTTGTGACAAGGAAAGAACAGAAATGAACCTGCCAAACCCAGATAAACAAGAACCAACAGAAACTGACCCAGATGAAGAATAAATACAGGACATTTTTAATTGTTATTATATGTATTGTATTGGTTGTTAATGTTTTTGTTATATATAAATTGTACATTGAATATGGCATCATATTGATGACCACTTTCAGACCATCAGATATGGTTTCAAATGGGTGTCAAAAAATGTAAATTCCATAGATGCATCAAGATGACAAAAATATATCAACACACATGTAATTATATTCCACAAAATTGTACAATTGACATAACATCATATAATTACACAACTTATATGGTGTAAAAAATTTTTTATAATGTTCAAAAATGTCATACAATCGTGTCATATAAGTGTTTTAATTGGCAAACTTATGAAAAGTGTTAAAATAAATCAAAACAACATAACAGGTAAAAATTACTGAAATGGTTGTAAAAAGATGATAAAATATAAAATTTATATGGTGAAAAATCTCATCAATAAAAAAATTTATATTGGCCAAACCACTCGATCAAATGGTGCATATAAAAATTATTTTGGTAGTGGATATGCTATTGAAAGTGCAATAATTAAATATGGAAAGAAAAATTTTCAGAAGGTAACACTGGCAATTTGTTATAACCAAAATGATGCAAATGAGTTGGAAAAATATTTTATCATTTCTTATAATTCCAAATCACCAAATGGTTATAATATATCTGATGGTGGAACTGAAGGAATAATTAAGATGAGAGAAAAATTGTGTGAAAGAATGAGTGGTGACAAAAATCCTTTTTTTGGAAAGACACATTCTGATGAGACAAAAAGAAAATTAGCAGAAGCAAATAAAAATAGAATTATATCAACAACTACAAAAAATAAAATTAGCAAGGCTAACAAAGGAATGGTGCCTTGGAATAAAGGTAAAAAATATGTACATTCACCAGAACACAAAAAGAAAATAGCAGAAGCCAATAAAAATAGAGGAATGACACCAGAACAAAAAATTCAAATGTCTGAAAGAATGAAGTTAAATAATCCAATGTTTGATAAAGAAATAGCCAAAAAAGCAAATTGTTTTAGAAATATATGCCATCATTAAAAGATTTTGTTGAATCAGATTTCAATAGTAATTCATTTGCACCAGTTGATGTAGAAAGTTTTATTGCTAAAAAAGGCATTGAATATATAGTGTCTGGTAAATGGCTTAAAATGAAGTGTATATTGCCTTTTGGGCACGAAGATCATACACCATCATTTTTTATACACAAAGATCATGGTGGTTATAACTGTTATTCAGGGTGTGGAAGTGGCACTTGGAGTGAATTGTGCACCCATATGAATTGGGATATGAATTTGGAAAGTGTAACTGTTGGGATGTTGCCTGATTCATTATGGAAAGAAAGCAAACAAAGAATAAAAGAAATAACAAGCCTAAAAAATCATAAAGAAAAAACATTTCATATCCCAAAAGGATTTGAACATATATCTGCCACAGATATACACTGTAGCAATCATTATAACTATCTTGTGAAGAGAAACATGACTGAATGGATTGGAATGTTTAATATTGGCTATACAACCAAATCAGATAGTTCATATGGAAAAGAATATTTGAACAGAATAATAATACCATGCCATAATGTTGAAGGAAAATACATATGGAGTGAAGGCAGGTTGATTACAGAGGCTAAAACAGACAGAAAGTATTACAGGCCATTTGGTGTTAATAAGATAGAATATTTGTTCAACATACATAGGGTATTGAGAAAAGGATTCAATTGGTGTATTGTAGCTGAAGGAATAGTTGATGCAATGAATTTATGGTTTTGGGGTGTTCCTGCTGTTTGTTGTTTTGGTGCTGATATATCTGATGAGCAGATAGAACAATTGATGGTATTTGATAAAGTGTTTCTGTGTTTAGATAATGACCCAGCTGGCATTAAAGGATTTGTGAAAGCAAAAGACAAGATGTTGGGAACTGGTGTTGAACTATATAGAACTTTGTTGCCAAAGGGTCAAGATGTAAACAACATCACATATAAAAAATGGTGTTCTATATATAGCAATTCAAAACAAATATATAAAGTTGCCAATCTATATAATAATATAACAAAATAATTTAGGGTATTTTTTTGTACCCTTTTCCACAATTCTAAATGATATTGCCATTATTGGCTATCCAATCCAAAAAAAATTAAAAATATTTTCAAAAAACATTAGGATATTGTTAAAAACTTTTTTAAGTTTCTTATGGTGATTGAGACAGTTATTTGAAATGATGAAAGATTGATTGGTTGAGAGAGTTGCTCAGCCAATGTTTTCCCAAACACAGCAGTTTGACACTGGTTTTTGATACTCTTTATAATACACCAAAATTTAGGAATACAAAAAACCAAATAAGGTTATAAGGTTACAAAGGTTCAAATCACCAACTGGTTCAAAATGATATGCCAACTGGCAGGGATGCAAAACTGTGAAACACCAAAAAACAAAGTTGTCTTGAGTTTCTTATTTAATAAGATACACTCAACTGAAGAAGTCAAAAAACAGAAACAACAAATAACAATATAATATAAGGAACACCAACATGGCAAACTCAATAAAAAAAGCAAACATAGAATTTATTGAAAATTTCACAAGAGTGACTTTGAAAAATAGGTCAAATCATTATTGTCTTGGAATATTAAATATTCAAACTGATGTACTAACTGTTTTTGAAAATAATGAAACAATTATATATACAAAAGCAGAAGTTGTTGAATTGTTTAGCATAGTAAAATATTCATGGTCATTTGCATAATAAGTATTATAACAACAAAAATAAATAACAAACAAAAATTTAATATAAAGGAACTTTACAATGACAACTACAAATAACACAACAGTAAAATTAATGGATGCTCAATTATTAGCTGACAAAAATGAATTAACAGGCAAATGTACAAATAAGATGATTGGTGTAGTATTATTTAATAATTTAGAATCACAATTCACTTTATGGTATGATGATTATAATTATTCAAAACATTCATATTCACTTGATGAGATTAAAGCAAAGATGGATGAGTACACTGAAACATTTATGACAGAAACAGAAACAGATTATCAAGTTGAAAAATATAATATAACACTTCAAGGATTTGACTTGAAACAGTTGAAGACATTAGGAATACAAATTGATTTTTCTGAATTGTATTCAAAATTTAAGGAACTAAGAAAAGAAAATGAAATGTTGTACAGAACACTTTGGACAGCCAAAGCAGTTAAGAATTATGAAAACAGTTGGTATGTAAAAAATTGTAAATTATTTAATGATGCTACACCAACAGCAATTGGCTTTATAGTTACGCCATCATATGCTGATTATACAAATTTTGATAAGAAGTCAAATTCAGAAATTTCTTATCACATTGTAATTTCTCACAAGACAGTTAAAAAGACATTCAGCCTTGTTAACAATTTCACAGCTGTAAGTAAATGGAGTGCACAAAGTAAATTTTCAGGCTGGGCATTAAAAGAAAGTTACAATCATTTGGGCTTGTACAAAACAACAGATGGAATTATTAAAAGAGTAAAGACAGAATATGAAAATTTGAAAGAAACAGTTGAGAATAAAATAAAAGTAGAAAAGGCAAGCCAAACAAAGATAGGTAAAATTAAAAACATCTTTGGTGATAGTGTTCAATCAGTTAAAGAAACACATTACAGTGGAACAGGCAGAGACAGATATTCATATGAATCAGAACATTTTGAAGTTGTATTCATAAAAGAAACAAAGAAAAATGAATTTTCAAATAGAGATGAAAATTTTGGAACAGGCATTAAGTTTACAACTGAAGATTTCAAGACATTTAGAATATTAGAAATTGGTGGTGAATTCATAACAGGTAAAATGTATCAGGAATTTGTTAATATTATAGTAAACAACTTCACATTCAAAAAAGATGTTGTAATTACAATGAATCCTATGAATAATCCAATAAATGAATCAGGAATGAAAGAAATGATTGAATTTATTGGAAATAAGTTATCAACAGTTGAATTATCACAGTACACTTGGAAATCAACAAAAATGTAATCAGACAGGGCATTGAAAAATGCCCTTCTTTATTAAACAACAAACAACAATTTTAATAGGAACTAAGATGAAAACAATAAATGAACTTGGATTGACTGAACTTGAATTAAAAGTTCTTGAAGCTGAAATTGATTTATTATATGCTGAACCTGGATTTTCAGATATTGATTGTACAGATTTAGCAAAATCAACTTCACTTAAAATTAACACTGTTAAAGGTGTGGTTGGTAGCTTGTGTAAAAAGGGAATATTATTTGCTGAAATGGGTGATTTTCAGGGCTTGATTTATTTATCATCAAATTATTGGTATTTACATCCTGTCTGGAAAGATGAACAAAAGAATTTAGATGAAGCTGATGATGAATTGAATAGATTAGAAAATGGTGACCCACATGATAGAGTCAGAGAAATGGATGATGATTCATATATAAATAAAATAGAATTTGACAACACTCAACAGTTTGAATAGGAACTAAAATGAAAAAGAAAGCAAAAAAAATAACATTCAAGCAATTGACACCTTATTCAGAAATTTATACAATATGCAATTCAAGTAAAGAAAACATTATTGTATTAAATGGTAAGGAACTAAATGTAAATGATTTAGGTGCTGGTGTATTAAGATGGCTGAGTAATTATGCCAGATCAAATAGAGTTCATTCAGATTCAATTTATACAATGTTATTAAAAAACAAAAAATATTATTTATCAAATAAAAAAAGGTGTGATTTATGACAACTTCAAAATTATTACTTGACACAATGCAAATCAATTTTGCAATTATTACATCACCTGAACAACTACATAGTTGGGCTGATGCTGTTAATAGAACAACCACTGCTAATAAGGTTGGAACAGAGATAATGTGTGGCTTACAAGACATTTATGGTAAATCAAGAGGTGAAGACATTGAGAAATGTTTTTTACAATTACACTCTGACAAGAAGATGGCTGAATTCAGGATGGTTATTTTTTCAGTGGGCAAAGCCATGGGTGTAGATGCTCAACTTGATTTATTAAACATTTATGCTAATTTTAAGGCAGATTATTATTTGAAGTTGGAATATGAAACCAGAATGAAAGATGTAGATGAAAAGGAAACAGGATTGGTTGTCAAAAGCATTGAATTGTTTAATAAAGAAAAGGAATGGACAAACAAGATCGGACAACTTGAAGCATCAGGTGCTAATTTAAGATTGAAAATTCAACAACTTAATGAATCGAACACAAAATTAAGTTCTAAAGTTGATGAACTGAATGAAATGATTCCAGATGCTGAACATTTCAGAATGTTAGGAATCATTTTCAAAGAATTGGTAAAATAATTTCACATCAAGTGGACAGTAAATTTATTGTCCACTTTTTCAATTGTATATTATAACAAAACAAACAACAAAACAAACAAACATAAATTTAATATAAAGGAACTTTACAATGAGAACTTCAAACAACACAACAGTATCAATAATTGAACCAATATTAGAAACAACACCAGATATATCAACAGTGTCACCAACATCTTCAGGTGCGGTATTGAATCAAGCATTAAAGGAAATGAATTTGTGGAAAGCTGGATGTCAATTCCTAACCAATGAAGAAAAATTCAAATTGATTACAGCAAGTGATTCAACCAAAAGAAGAATGTACAAAAAGTTGGAAAATAAAATGATTGATATTAAAAAGAGATTAAGTGAAGTTGAAAGAAATCAGACACACACCTTTACAGAAGACACTGTTAAAAATGGTGTTCATGTTGTAGGTAATGTTAGTCAACTTCAACAGTTTATGACACCAGTTCACGCTGATAAAGTATATTTTACAAATGGAACTGAAATGGTGCCAGCACCAGGTCATAAAGCTATTGTTAACAAAGATGGTAAGATTATAAATGTTGTTAAGAACAGTTACAACTTGGTTAGGAATGAAGATATTGTAATGCCACTGTTAGAACATCTTGATAAATTGGATTCAAAATGGATTGTTGATCCAACTCACTCATTTATAAATGACAGAAAAATGAGAATACAATTAACATTTCCTGAATTGATATTTAATGATGGAGCATCTGACATAGCAATGAGTTTGTTTATTAACAACAGCTATGATGGAAGTGAAGGAATAAAAGCAATGTGGGGTGCTATCAGAGGTATTTGTTCAAATGGAATGGTATTTGGAAAAGTGTTCGCAAGATTTTATGCAAAACACACATCTGGATTTTCAGTTGATAGATTAAAGGAACAGATGGAAGACACTTACAAGTTGATTCCAACTATCAATGAAAGAGTAAAGTTGTTAAGTGCCACAGAGTTCAACCAGACAACAGAATTTGATACAGCTGTATCAAGTACATTTGGAACAAGGGCATTGGCATACTTAAACAAAGAGAATGGTGAATCAAAGGATAAAATCAAGGACATGTGGGCACTATATAATGTATTTACATATTACATTTCTCATTATGTTAATTATAGAACAAGAAGTCAATATCAGACCAGATTAGCAAAGATGCTTGAATTTTAGTTGTTGTGTTGTTGTGAGAGCAGGTGGTGTAATGTCACCTGCTTTTTATTTAGGGTAAAAAATAATCTCTTTTCTGTTGATATAAATTAAATTGCCATTATCATATATTATAATCAAAAAAAATTTTTATTATTGTGACAAAACATTAGGATATTGTCAAAACAATTATTAAGTTTCTTATGGTGATTGAAACAAATTTAGAAATTTTGAAAGGAACTTGGAAATGAAAAAAGAAAATGAAATGATCAAAGTTAAGTTTGGAATGGATATATACAAGCTGTCTTTGGAATCAGTTTTTTCATATAATCTTTCAGACAATTTATTAGAAGTCAGTTCAAAAGATGAGTTTGAAGCTGAAATGAAAAAAATCATGAACAAATATCCAAAAGAAGTTAAGGCAAAATTAAATTCAAGATGTACATCAGAACACGCAACAGATGTTTTTAATCACTTGAATGTAAGATATTCATAAGAAATTCAACAACAACAATTTATAAAGGACAACACAATGAAAGCAGGTTATAACATAGGAATTATCAGAACAAACAAAACAACATCTATTGTTTTGGGAACTGAATATCAGATGATGGAAGAGTTCATGGAAAAATTTGGAATAGAGTCAGGTCAGGATGTTATAAGCAACATACAGGAATTGAAGGATGCTAAAGTCACATTCAAATTGGTGACAATGTCACTTATTGGATTTTTACATGGTACATCCAGCACAATATTTAATACCACAGATTTATATCAAACAACACAGTTCAACTTGAATGAAGATTTGGGTGATATATCACTTAGGGAATATGTTTACAATTGGGAGAATGGTGATTTGAATGAATTGAAAAATAAACTTTGGGCATATCAAGAAAAGCAAGGATTCACAGATGATCCACAAAAAGACATGTCAGATGATTATTTGAAAAAGATCGTTGAATCAGTTGATGATGCCAATGAATTAAAAGCAAATTCAGATTTGCTTGATCAATTGATTGATACTGACACAGAAACATGTAACCTTGCCAAAGTAAGAAGCAAGCACATAGCAAGACACAGCATACAAAAAGTTGAAGACATACAGAAATTTATGTATGCTGGCAATTCAACTTTCACAATCCAAAACACTGAAACAATGAATAGATTTACATACAAATTCAGCAAGCCAAAAACAGACACAGATGGAATCAAAATTCAGAACAAAGATACAAAGGTTTGGTTTGTTAAGGTTATGACAGGAACTGATAATGAAAATAATTATTCATTTGTTGGAACAGTATTTGTGAATCAGAATGGTGTTAAATTTTATAAACACTCACAAAAATCCAGAATAACAACAGAGGCTCAATCAGTTAAGGTCATCAACTGGTTCATAGATAAGGTTGAAAAGAATAATGTTCCAAAGCAAATTGAATTTTGGCATGAAGGAACTTGTGGCAGATGTGGTAGAAAATTAACAGTACCAGAATCAATTGAGAATGGCATTGGCCCAGAATGTATAAAGATGGTGTAAAATGAATCCACAACAATTAAATACACTGTTGAAACAACATAAATTATGGAAAAAAGGATGTCAATTTTTAACAAGCCAGCAAAAGCTGGCTTTGTTAGGTGGTGACCAGAGTGTTTATGAGATAATAAATGACAAATTAAACACTGTTAGGAATCAATTTGTTGCTCATCCAACAGATAGCTTGTCAAAAGAAATTGAAGCCATAGCACTGGAACTTATGGACAAATACATGGTAAGTAAAGCATGGAGATTTGAATGGAATAGAGCCACCAGCATGTATGGTCAATGTATTTATTCTAAAAAGAAAATTACACTCAGCTATGATTTGAATATCTTAGGGAATAGAGAAAGAAAAATGATTGTTAATACAATCCTTCATGAAATAGCACATACCATTGTTGATAGTGGACATAATCATGATAATGTTTGGAGACAGATGGCAATTAAGATCGGTTGTGATGGATTGAGAATTCACACTGATGTAAAGATAGAAAAGAGATATTTGGTACACTGTAAAACATGTAACCATACATATCAAAAAAGTAATAAACCAACAACACCAAGATCGTGTAGCAAGTGTTCTAATAAGTTTGACACAAGATTTATTTTAATTTACAAAAACAATCCTAACTATAAAAAGGTGTGAAATGAAAAAGTTATCAAAAGAACAATATGAAAATTTTGTTTCTGAATTATTGCCACCACCATGGAAGTTTAATTGGGCTGAGTGGATAATTAGCAGTGGAATAGATGCCAATGGCATATGTAAATTTTCAGAAAAGGTTATTAAAATTGTGTACAATGTAAAACACCATGAAGATTTGACCAGAACAATACTTCATGAATTGGCTCATATATATGTGGGACAAGAACATGGTCATGATAAAGTATTTTGGAAAATGTATGAAACTTTGATCCAAGTTAATTGGGCATTTATCCACCAACCAAAAATAGAGGCATAAAAATGCAAGAATTGAATAGACAAGATAAGTTAATTGATTCACTTATTAAAGTATTGCCAAATGGTAAAAAAGGGAATGTACAAGTTGATGAATTTACAGTTGATGAAGCAGAAGTAAAAAGAGTCAGAATGCAAGCAATAATGGGTGGATATGGATATGGATATGAATTTGCAGGATTTGAAGCAGGAACTTATAAAAGATTATTGATCAATGGTAAAACAATGATGAGTACAACAGATATGGAAAGACAATCCAACAGGGATATAATGTACAAGGCAAATGGACATGTATTTATTGCTGGATTAGGGCTTGGAATGATATTATTACCAATACAAGAAAAGAAAGATGTGAAGAGTGTCACAGTTGTTGAAAATAACATCAATGTAATTCAACTTGTAGGTAAAAAATTGCCATTAAATAAAAAAGTAAAAATTATTCATTGTGATGTGTTTAACTACACACCAGACAAGGTATTTGATACAGTGTACTTTGATATTTGGAACAAAATATCATCTGAGAATTGGGAACAGATGAAGGAACTTACCAAGAAGTTCAAGAACAAAGTCAATAGAGCCAATGAGAGGTGTGTAATAACATCTTGGAGAAAAGAAGATGTCCAAAGAATGGCCAGTGAAGAAAGAAGGGCAGACAGAGATAGAATGTCATTTGAAAATATGTTTGGATCAAATAAAATGGCATAAGACAACATTAGGATATTTTCAAAACTTTTTTTAATTTAATAATAACAATTTTAATTTCAAAAAACATAAAGGTGTGATATGTTTTCCAAAAATCTTTCAGTTTGTTACCAGTTTCATTTTCATATTTCTGAAGATAGAAATAAAATCAAAAACTTTCCTAAATTCTTAATGTCAGTGCTAAGAATAGTATTTGGAGATTTGTAAAATGATTACATTACAACAAATACAACAAGCTCAAACAAATCCTAACTTAATACAACAAATTTACAACACTGTATTCTATGATAACAAAAAACCAAAGTTGAGAATGTGGCTTGTTAAAAAGGGTGTTGATTACAGTGAACTTGATGATGTAGAATCAACAATGAAACTGTCTTTCATGAGAGTGATAATGAAATATAATCATGAAAAAATATCCTTTGAAAAATATGTTTGGACTGAATTTTCACAAGTGTTGTTAAATTATTTTCAATCAAAGAAAGTTAAGAAATATACAACCATTGGATTTGATGAATTAAATTACACTGATGATGATGGTTCAGAATATGTGCCAAAAGAAATTAGCATGGATTTGGGCTTCATTCCTGAGCCAGATTATAAATGTGATTTTGAAAGAGTGTTTAATCACTTAACAAGGCTTCAAGCCACAATTTGTAGAATGATATATTACAGTGAATGGAATAAAGATGATGTTGTTGAATACTTAGGTATTACAAAGGATAAATACAACAAAGAAATGAAGCAAATAAAAATAGTTTTCAAAAAGTATTTGGTAACAGGATTGTTGGGATGAAACCAGAAAAGGAATATGTCAAATTCTGTTTTGTTAGTTCTGGTGAAAAAATTTACACAGAAGTGATAAAACACCAAGATTTGAAGAAAAGCTATAAAAATGCTAAAAAGAATGTTGTAAAAAGATTGATGGAAAAATTTGGAAAATATAACATCACTGATGTATCATTTAGATTAAAAGAATGTAACTGGAGTAAAATATCATGGAAAATATAATTGTTGTACACTTGGTGATATATTCAAGTAAGTATTACAATTTGTTGAATCCAACTGTATATTAGATAGCATATGAAAAACATTGATAAAAATATAACAGATTTTCAATTTTCACTATTTATTCCAGAAAATTCATCAGACAGCCAAGTGAATTTAGTTTGTATATTAAAGGGTGATGTAAAAAAAATATCATATGAAGATTTCATTGAATTTTGTGCCATTAGGGATGGTGTTATTGAATTCTTAAAAATTGAATATGATGGTGTGTATTTAACTGGTGATGCTTTCACATATCCTTATGATGAGAAAAATAATTCATCAGTCATTGAATACCAACTTACTGTTAGAAATGTATTATTGTATGAGATCATTGAAAAACAAAATAATAAATTAACATTCATAAACAAAAAAGGATTGGAGACAATCATGACAAAGCAGGCACCATACAAATTGTGGACACTGGAAGCATTAAAAAATGAATGCAAACAGAGACAATTTGACCCAGCAACATACAAGGATATAAAAGACAAATCAATCCTTGTAAAATTATTAGAATCAGTTGATGCTGAAACAAAAGCACCAGCAGAACCAGTAGCAAAAGCACCAGCAAAGAAAGCTGAAGCACCCAAAGCACCTGTTAAGAAACCAGCACCCAAACCAAAACCAGTTGAAGAAGTTGAAGAAGTTCCTGAAGAAACAAATGATATTGAGGATTTGGATGAACCAGAGGTGGAAGTTGAAACAGAAGTGAAAAAACCAGTTCCAGCAAAGAAAGTTGTTCCACCAACACCAGGCAAAAAAGCACCAGTTGCTCAACCAAAAGCACCAGTTGCTACCAAAAAGATCGAAACAGGAACAGAAGCACCTGTTAAAAAATCAAATAAAGAAGCATTGAAATCAGTTGTTGAACTCAATGAAAAATTAAGAAAAGCAAATTTGTGGATTTCAGGTTGCCAATTCTTATCTTCAGACAAAAAACAAGCATTGCTTGATGCCAAAACAGATAAAGACAGAAAAGCAATATATGGTGAACTTGAAAAGAAAAGGGCTGAAATAAATTTGGCATTATCTGAAAAGATGAAGGGCAAAGCATTAGCAAAGAAAGCTGAAGCAATAGCTGAAGAAGTTCCTGAAGTTGTTGAAGAAGTTGAAGAAGTTGTTAAGCCAACACCAGCAAAGAAAGTTGTTCCAGCAGTTCAACCAAAAGCACCTGCTGTACCAGTAAAGAAAGCACCAGTTGTTCCAGCAGTTCCAGCAAAGAAAGTTGTTCCACCAGTTCCTACAAAGAAAGTTGTTCCACCAGTTCCTAATAAAAAGAAATAACAATCAAATCATTAACCTGCCTGTGGCTAATCACCACAGGCATTTTTAGTGAATACACTTTTTGGAGATTAACAATGAAAAAAATAGCTATAATTGGTGCTGGCATTACAGGGATTTCAACTGTTTTACACTTAAACAATTTGGGAATAAAAAAAGAACAAATTTCTGTATTTTCTAAAGACATTGGTGGAGATTATGCCAAAGGTGGTTTGAAATATATTTTACACACACCATATACAAAAATGTTTATGGATAAAGTTGTTGGATTACAATGTGTTGTAAATAGGATAAATGGTGCTGTATTGATAAATGGTGTTGTACATCCATTTCCTGAATATTTTTGGTACAGCAGAGAAATTGGTGACAAGGTTCAAAGAGATTATTGGGTGAAGACAAGAAAATCATTGGCTGGATTTGATACAAGATGTATGAATGAGCCATGGAATTACAAAAATCAATTGAAAATTGTTCCAGCAATAGGGATCAAACCAATGATGAGAGTCATGATTGATAGAATGAAGAACATGAGTACATTTACAGACACAGAAATTAACACAGAAGTGTTGGCAGGATTGATTAAAGATTATGATTTGATCATTTACACCATTCCAGTGTTTCCATTGTTTAATTTGCTTAATATAAAGCCAGAAACAAAATTGGAGTCAGCCAAATTAACAATACATAGATTTAGAATATCAGGTGCCAACAAAATATGGTGGGAATATTTATATGTGCCACACTATGAATATCCATTTCACAGGCTGGATTTGAATTACAATGGTGAATGGAATTTAGATGTTGAAATAAATAACAATGAAATACCTTTGTCACAAACTAAAATTGGTGTTAATAAAATTATCAAAACAATCTATGGTCAAGATGTTGAAATTTATAATACAAACTTGTCCAGTGAAATAAAAATCAAAGGTCAAATAACATATGATTTGGTTGATTCAGAAATTATTGAAAAAATACCTAAGAATGTTTTGATGTTAGGCAGATATGCTGAATGGAACAAAAGAATAACATGGGATACAGTGCTAAAAAAATTAAACAATACAGATTTTAGTGAATTTGTATATTAGGTAAAAAGGAAAAAATGAAATCAGATTTAGAGAAACTATTTGACATCCAAAAAAATCATAATGACAGGTGGCAGGATGCTGAAAGATTTATAACTGACAGCAATTATAGATTGTCCATTGTTAAGGATTTTGTTTTGGGAATTTATCAACAAAATACTTTTCTTTTGGAAACATTCAATTGGGCAAAACATTCCTTAGAAAGAACAGAAGACATACAAAACACAAAAATTCAAATTGTTGACATAGTAAAATATGCTGTTGGTTTGTATATTCTGGTTGGTGGAAATGCTAAAGAATTTGAAGAATTGTTTACCAATAAATCCAATGAATTGGATAATAGGTGGAATCAAAATGAAGTCAAGTTTACAAAGGAAAACAAGGTTGTTGTGTTTGATGTAGATGGTGTCATTGCTGATTATAGCAATCATTACACTGATTTTCTGGAAAATGTTTGTGGCTTGGTGTCTGTTAATAAAGATCGAAAATCATATTCATTTTTTGAAAAATATGGAATAACAAGACAAGCTGAAGAACAATTCAATATTGACTTTATAAAAATGGGTGGTTTCACTAAAATACCTGTATTTGATGGTATTGTAGATGTTATGAATGAAATTAAGAATAAAGGGATAAAAATTGTATTGTTGACAGCCAGACCAAGTTGGATATTCAAAAGACTAATTTCAGATACATATAGATGGTTGAAAAACAATAACATTCCACATGATTTAATAATTTGGGACAAAGACAAGGCTGATGCAATCATCAACTATGTCTTTCCTGCCAAAGTTATTTGTATGGTTGAAGATAGGGATAAACACAGCTTGGAAGTTAGTCATATTGGTGTTGATGTATTATTGATAGATAAAACATATAACAAATCAATTTTAGATAATGATAGAATAAAAAGAATATACAAATATTCAGAAATTATTGATTGGATTGATGGAAAATGAAAAGAGATATTTCAGGTGATAAAAATCCAATGAAAAATATCATTTATGCTAAAAAACAAGGAATGAAAATTTCGGGTGATAAAAATCCAATGAAAGATAAGGATACAAGAGAAAAATTATCAAAATCTTGGAAAATTAGATGGAAAAATAAAAGAGATGAGTGTGTAAATAATATCAAATCAGGAATGACAGATGATGTTAAGAAACAAATATCATTACAAAAAACAAAAGATTGGAAAAATAAAGATTTTAGACAAAAAGTATATGCTGGATGGAATGCTACACTAAATGGTAAGATGAATAAAACAGAACAAAAATTATTTAGTGTCATTAAACAATATGGATTTGTTTTTACAGGTGATTTTAGTTTTATGTTAAGTGGTAAAAATCCAGATTTTGTTAATTATAAAACTAAACAAATAATAGAATTATTTGGAGATATATTTCACACCAGACAAGAAGCTGTTGAAAGAGTAAATCATATGAAAAATAATGGATATGAATGTTTAATAATTTGGAGTGATGAAATGAATAAAAATTTAAGCAAGACAACTAAAAAAATAATTGAATACATTAATCAAAAGGAACTAAAATGAAAAGTGAAAATGTCAAGTGGAACACTGGTGTAAAACCAACAGCGCAATTGGTTACAAGTACACAATATCCAATTGAAACAATTTATTGTTTGTGGCAAAAATCTAAGGGTGATGGAACATTTAATTTAACACCAGAAGGTGTTAACACCAGAAT